TAAAGAACGTTTATTTTTAATAACATGCTCTAATATTGATTGTATTTTTCTTATATTTGGTATTTCTGAAGATACTATAAGTATTAACGGATTATCGAGTTCACACAACTCCTTATCCTTATCAGTAACGAAATGTGGTGATGTGAGTCCTGAGTCGATTTGCACACCATCTACAACTTCGACATATGTCTGTTCAGTTGGAGACTCTTCCATTAATACCACACCGTCTTTACCCACTTTAGTATAAGCTTCTGCTATAATCTTTCCTAGTTCCTCATCATTATTACAACTAATCGAACTAACAGATTCCAGCATATCGCCCTCGATCTTGACAGAAATCTTATTAAGGTAATTATTTACTTTAGTAAGACCGGATTTTATACCGATTTTTATATCTCTAATAGATGATTTCTCATCTTTATTTATTTCTTTCAGTAGAGATTCAGCAAGGACGGTAGCTGTAGTAGTACCATCACCTGCTTCTCTCACTGTGTTTCTAGCAGCTTCTTTAATAAGGGTTGCACCCATATTTTCAACCGGGTCATATAAGACTACGCTTTCTGCCACGGTTACACCATCTTTTGTTATGACCGGTTTACCTCTTCCGTCTTCGTAAATAACACACTTACCAGACGCTCCTAAGGTTGATTTTACTGCTTTTGCTAGTTTTTCAACACCAGCAACTATCTTATCTTTAGCTTGATTACCAAAGTTTAAGTCTTTAATAATCTCGCTAGGATGATTATATTCCATATTTGATTAAATTTAATTAAATTGTACTTCTATTCGAATGTTTTTACTACTTTAGGTCCTTTTGTAGCCTCTAATTTCTTTGAGAAATGGTCAACGCTGCCGTTAATTGCTGCTTCAGCGCCTTCTATGGTCTCTCGACGTGTAACATCATGCCAATCTTTGTCAGATTCTGGATCATTTACTTCCGTTTGGTAAAATCCATTCGGTAATTGTGTGATTCTCCAGTTTTTTTTGTTAGCTAGATGTGTCCACTGGTTAATAGTTTTCTCATTCGGTTTTGCATTGCTAGTATATGTACTAGTCTTGTAGTATAAATAAGTCATTTTTTTGGTTTTTTTTGGTTAATATTGACTTGGTTTAGGGTCTTTCCCTATTTTTTTATTATTTCATCCAAGGAAAATTAAATGTTCCTGTTTTAGGATCAAATCCTGATTTTGCCTTTTTTCCAGCGCCTTTTAAAGGTGGACGTACAGTTGTACTTGTTGTATTTTTCTTTCTTTTACTATACGGTTTAACATTTTTTGTTGGCACACCAGAGGTTCTTACCTTAGAAGTTGTCTTTTTAACAGGTTTTTTCTTTTTAACAGTTTGGTTTTTAACTGTAGGAGCGTTTGTTTTCTTAATGTTTTTTAATAATTCACCGTCTTGTTTTTTATTTTTATTTTTCCACTCCGTAGCTCTCTTTTTCTTAAGTTCTGCACCACCTTTACCCATATAAGTACCAGTAACTAATGGTTTACCAGTTTTAATATTAGAACCAACTTTCTTAATACCACTATCTACTTGACTACCGAGTTGTTTTAAGCTTTTTCCAAATCCACCCACGAATTTTCCAACTTGTGATTCTTTAGGATTTTTAAATCCAGACATAAACTTCTTTTGCTGAGCTAATGCTGCTTTGTCCGATAGTTTTGGATTCTTTATAAATGGTTTAGAACCTCCCTTTTTCCTTATTACGTTACTAGAACCTGGTGCTGGAGATTGGAATTTAGGATCAAGAGGTTTAAATTTTTGATTAGGATTCTTAATAGTATAATTACTAGTAGGTTTTACACCACCTTTTTTAGCACCTCCAGTAGGTTTTGCTCCTCCTTTTTTCATAGGTGAGTTCTTTCTCATTGGTCCTTCACCAATCTTACCGGTTTCACCACTTGGTTGACCAGTTAAGCCACCAGCCATGCTATCCTTATCTAGTTTCTTATTAATAGCCAAACTAGAACCAAAGTTCTTTTGCATTGGACTATTTCCGTATTTTTTAGCTCTCATTTGAAATGGAGCACCTGCTTGTTGTTCCGCATACTCTGCTGCTGCAGCTTCACCTTCTGGTGTATATGGGAAACTTTTTCCTTTTACTTTTGGCATATCTTTTTAATTTATTAGATGCATGTCTACATCGATGTTATTATAGTCTATCATGTAATGTCCATCAGTACCCATTGATACTACATCAGGATTTATTTTTAACAAGTCTTGTGCCATCGCACCACTATATCTATTATTATCACCTATATAATTAAATTCATAAATTGGAATACCGGATGGTGAAATTCCTATTCTTTCTATATTTTCTTTAGCACGTATGTCAGATTTCATAACCCCTGTTGGCGCCATATTCTTCATTGCACCTGCTCTTGGGAAGGCTCTAGCTCTTCTATTGGCAAATCCACCACCTCTACCTTGGTTTCTACGACTGAAGTTTCCAGGTGAACCACCTGTGTATTCCATTCTTCCAGTTGCTGGATTATATCCACTAGTAGGTGCTTGTGGTCTTCCACCGCCTCTACCTGGTCGTAACACACCTCCATGACCTGCTGCTTGCTCTCTTTGGTAATCTGCTGGAGTTTTTGGTAACATCGCTACTTCTGCTCTTCCACCGCCTCTTGCATTAGGTGGTGGTGGACCTTCTCCTCCCCATCTTGATGGCATCCGGGTAACCCCTGCGTCAGCATAAGGGTTTGGTCTACCAATCATTCCTCCTCTACCTTCTCTACCCATACCAAATCCTCTACCTTCTCTACCCATACCGAATGTTGCACGTTCACCACGTATTCTATCTTGAAACATTTGGGGTTTTTGACCTCCCATAAAATCAGGCATATCACCGCCCGCCATACCACCACGGCCTCTACCCATACCATAACCTCTTTCTCCTCTACCCATTCCAAAACCTCTATTTCTAAATCCTCCACCGAATTCTCTTCCGCCACTACCTTGATCTACTGGTCTTTGACCTCCTTTACCTCTACCTCTTCCAGGACGAGGTTGTGATGTTGGTATTTGGCCTCCTTTAACAGCTCCTCCACCTCCTCCAGGTTTTCTAGCAACGGTTGATGCTACTTGTGAAGGTGCTCCACCTCCTTTTCTCTGTGCAAGCTTCTTTTCAGCTACAGCTTGTCCGTTTCTCACTCCTCTAACCGGTTTTGCTTGTGCTCGTGCGGGTCTTTGTGGTGGTGTTCCAGTTCCTTGCGCTGCTGGTCTTCCTTGTATATCTACAGTTTTTTGCTGTTGTTTAACCGCTTGTTGTTTTTGCTGTGCGGCGCCTCTTTTTTTAACAACTGCCGCTTTAGCAGCCTGAGTACCTGTTAATGGTGGCCGGTTAGGTGTTGCTTGTCTTTTGGCCGGTCTTGATTTTCTTCTACGTCTACGTCTTCCCATAGTATTTTATGTATATTGTTATTGTTTATGTCAAGTGATGTCCTCGATTAGCTTTTCTACTTACTAACTTCATTGATCCGTCTGAGCTGTGATGCACATCTTTATTATCCATATCGATGTTCTTTATATTTCTTCTGAAAACCTGTGCAGTTCTTTTATTATGTTTGCCTTCCTCTGACATCGCTTGCTTTTTATCTCTAGCTTGTTTGTTTTTCCTAGCTTTAACAGTTAATTTCTGTTTTCCTCCATTTGGACCAGTGTATGTTTTGTTTGCTTCTCCCATATAGATATAGATTACATGGTAAAGTAATTTTTTACATTATGACAATTGCCTATTACTCCCTATCTCTACTAACCTATCTCTAATCCTAGATATTACCCTAGTAATATCCTTAGGTAAAGAGTGACATTAGCCAGTTACTCTACCTATATTAACTACCTATTGTCATATAAAAAAATATTACATATTTTGGGGGATGGTGTAGCCCCCTCTCCCCCAGCCGGGTGTTCCCAGAAAAACCGAAATTTTCTTCGCGGGCCCCGTTCAACCAGATTAAACCGTCGTAATCGTTTGGCGTTTCCGTTCCGCCGTCGTCGATCACGTTCATTCATATTATCCACGTTGATTCGTATTCACCATGTGTATTCATGTTCAATCATTACTACTATTTATATTTTATATAACTAATTTTCACAAACTAAATACGACACATATTGGATAATATATATGTAAATAATAAATAAAAAGAAATTATACAATGAGAGAAGTCGCGCAGTACATACAATAGTAAATTATATAATAAACAAACAATATACTTTTACAATGTAAATACGAGACTAAATGGATAATATAAATGTAAATAAATTAATAACTAAATAAATAATTAAAGTATGGAATTAAAAAGTAAAAGATTCGTAGTAAGAAAGTCCTTAATAGGCAAAAATGCAGTAATAACAGTAAACTTCAAAAATGGTAAATCTGCCACTTATAATCACGACAAAGTGTTTGAAGTAATGAAGTCAAAACTAGAAACTCTACCGTGTTGGGAAAAGTATAAGTCATATACTGCTAGTAATAATGTGCCAATGTTGGCAAGAGAAATCTGCGAGTAAGCAGTAATTAGTCCGCAAAATACCACTCGTGAAGTGCTGATTAGCGAGTGGTGGGCAAAGTCGTAGTTCCACTTGTTTAGCGACTTATAAAGAATGCGAATGAGTATCAGTAGTTATGGTATATAAGTGAGTTCGATTCTCACGCTACTACTAAAATAAATATTAACTTATAAAATATATTATTATGAAAGTAATAAATAAAATAACAGGAGAAGATGTTACTCGTGAAGTTATAACTAATATTGAAAAAGGATTAATAGCAGATGGCTATAAGTTATTCAAAGTAACATTTACTCGTGATGAAAATGGTAATCTAATAAAACATAAAACTCCTATTACTCATGAGTAGACAAATAAAGATAAATAAGTATCAAGGTAATACTCATTATAGTGTCAACGTGATCGATAGCTACGGCAAAGAACATCACTTAGGTTATTATAGTATATTAACTCCACAAAATGACTATGAAATTATGTCAAAAGCTGAAGAAATATGGGCAAATGAAGTAAAACCTGAAGAAGATTTAATGGCAAAAGCAATAGCTAATTGCATAGAATTAGATAAAAAGAGTGGAATATTAAAAGATAATAGAGATAATTTAGATTAATGAAAAGTAAAATATACATACAGAAACCAGCGGAAATTCCAGGTGCAATGATACTTGAAGAAATGAAAGAAAAAGAAATAGCATTGCGAGAATTAGATGAGTTTCTTGCTAAATTAAGAAAGAAAAATGGAACAACAGAATATTAATTAAATGATGAATAAAATGACAAGAATTGTAGAGAAAAATGTAGCAGAACTAATAATGGTAGCAATATTTTCAATAATATTACTATCAAGTTGCGGAACAACCGCTCCTCACCATGCGTGTGGTATCACTGAACTTAATAAGCAATATAGTAGAGGTTGTAAATAATGTTAGGTTGGGTAATATTAGCGTTTATAGTGCTTACAATGATAAGGTATATACGTGATAGTGAATGAATTACAAACTAAATACGATTACTATTGGATAATATAATTGAATATGATTTGTAAATGTCAAAATATAATACCAATACAACGAGTTAATCTTGGCTATAAGGTGTGTATCGGCTGCTCTCAGACCGAAAAATATGGCTGTTCTGCTGTAACATACCATAAAACCGGTAATTCCATACAGATTATGTCAAGTAGTGATGCTGCTCGAATAGCTAAGATGACTCGTCGTAGAGGTTATGGTACAATGTTAAAATAAATAGATATGAAAACAATAAAATTTTTAAAGAAAGACAAAATAATGTTAGATGGTGTTACTTATAAACCATATAAAATATGTGAATTACCTGCAAATTTTGGTTGTATTGCGTGGCAAACAGATAAAGAAGGCATTAGTGAGTGGTTTAAATACAAAGGTTACACTTATATAGCTGAATAATATGAAAATAAGAGCAATTTTAATAGAAGATTATCAAGAATTGATAAAATGGTGGAAATTACACGAGAAATATGGTGTTGTTATACCAAAATCAACTCTATTACCTAATAAAGGATTAGGTGGATTTGTAGTAGAAAAAGATAATAAGTTAATAGCTTCAGCTTTTTTATACTTAACAAACTCTGCTATAGGATATGTAGATTACTTAATAGCAGATCCTAATTACAGAGAAGATGATAGAAATGATATATTAATCAAATTAGGAACTTATGTTACTAAAATAGCTGTTAAAAATGGCTGTGAAAGAGTTATGGCTATGACAAGTAACAAGCAACTTGTAAAAAATATGACTAAAATAGCTAAAGATATTAATATTGATGTTTTAGAAGATGATTATAAAATAATATATACTTACGATAAATAATATGAATAGAAAAGAATACAATAGTGATCCAAGATATGCTAGGGTACTAGAGCAGATGGATTTACTAGGAATAATGGATATTAGCACGACAAGACAAAGTAAAAATGGTACAATAGTTTGGAAATTACCAATAAAAGACCAAGATAGTGGTATATTAATTGAAGTAGCTAGTTTTAAAACTGGTTATGTAAGAAATCAAGGTAAGAGTACACGTAGTAATTTTCAATTAAATAAAAGAATTGATAGCGAACCAGAGTTTTTTGATTCAGGTAGAAAAGATAGTATGGGTAGACCACTATACACTCAATGGACTACAAGAACTTGTAAATTAATACCAATAGAGATAGATAGATTAGAGTATTTAATAAGCTATTGTCTTAAAAACTATTACATTAAAAATGCTAATAGAGTGGCAGATGGTGATTATATACCTAAATGGAAGTATGAAAATGATATTAGAAATGCTGTAGTAGAAAATACTACGCCAGAAGTAAAAGTAATAGTAAATGGACATAAATACAATGTAATATGAGAAAAATAATAGAATTTTTTACAAAAGACAATAATAAAATAGAACAAAACCTAAAAGAATATGCCGAAAAAGAAAAAATTGAACAGCAAAAATCCAAAGTATTGGGACAAAAGCCAGTTAAAGGAAAAGAAAGAAAAGAAAAGAGTACTATACTGCGAGACTAAAGGAGTTAAAGTATACGGAGTATGGTACGAATAACGAGGTGAGGGTGGTTTAACGGCAGGATAAAGCAAAAGAGATAACAGACCACAGGCATGTGCTTGAAACTCAATGAACCACACCTGCCCGATCTCGTTTACAATATAAATACGAATAAAGTAGGATAATATAATAAAATTAAATAAAATGTCAGAAACAAAAGAAATGTTAGAAGCCACATGCAAAGGCTTAGAAGATAAAATAGGTCAATTAAATATGGACTTAAAAGCTAAACAAAAAGAATTAGAAGACGCTAACAAACCAGTTATATCTAGTACTACAATGGATATCATTAATGATACAATAAATAAAGCGGTAGAAGATTATGAATTTGATTGTGGTATGTTTGAATATGAGTTTAATCTAAGTTACGATAACAAGCTAGAACTCAGCGACTTAACCTTTACTGATGCTTATGAGTTAGTAGAAGCAATAGTAACTAAAGTAGAAAACCAATTTAAAATTGAAAAAGATGAAACTAACGAGTAATAACGTAAAAAGTTACATGTCTTATAGGTCAGATGAAGAGTTAATACATTGCCCTATTTCAATAGCTGCAGCATGTAATGAAGTTGCAAATGAGTATTCTAATACTTATTTTGGAAAAGCTGCAGAACCAAAAGATTTTATGAGATTATTATTCTTCAATGATCCTATTAAAGGTATGTTTACACATAGTTATGGTTTTCATACAGCAACTGGTAGAGCAATTATTGAAAGATTAAAAAGTAAATATTATGAGCACAAAAGAAAAAGATCTAAATATTATTAATATTACTTACGATAAAATACCAGAAGAAAGTAAAGAAAGAATAGATTTTCTTTATGATATTATTCCAGAAGTAAATGAAAATGAGTTAACTTTAATTGATTTTAATTATTTTAATATGGAATTAATATTAGAAGTAGTTAGAACAATGAAAACCTTAAAGCAGTTTAAAAAAGGAGATATATATAATTACATTTCATTTACTAGGTTTGTAGATGGAGATAATAAAATAGGTTGTGATTGGTGTAGTATCTGTAATGGTGGAATGGAAATATTTTATGATACAATTTTAGAAATTAGTAATGATGAGAATAAAATATCTAAATTAAAAACTCCATTGTTACTTGAAGAATGGTTAGATTTATATGAGCCTTTTTTTATAGAACATAAGCATTATTCTAATTTAATTTGTGAAGATATATATTTAAATCCTATATTAAACAAAATAAAAGATTATAAAGAAAAAGATAACATATTATTAAATATATTACCTATTCTAAGAATGTTAAATGCTGTAAAACAAATAGAACAACGTTGGTGTCCATTTAAACATATGAAAAAGTTAAATTTTAATAGAGATTATTATTTTTATAACTCTCATAATCCAAAAGACGTTAAATTAGCTATAAAAGATTTAAAAAGAAATGGTAAGATAACAAACGGAAAAATAAAAGATAATAATAATAGTTATATAAAAGGAATAACAATATTTGATGATTTTATGAACTATATAGAAAATATAATAACAAAATAAATATGAGTACAAGAGCACAAGTTAGATTCGCTACACGTGAAGAAGGAGTAACGTTTAACGAGCATCCAGAAAAAATTCACGCACAGTTTTACGTGCATAGTGATGGTTATCCTGAGGGATTGGGAGTAGAAATAGCTGAATGTTTTACTAATTACGGTAAAATAAATAGGTGGGAAATAGAAGATTTAGATACAAAACACGGTGATCTAGAATATATATATTATGTGTGGCAAAAACCAGATGCCGGCGCTTGGATAAGTATATTTGAAGTAAGTTTTCCAAGATATTGTAAAGATTGCAATCAATATATTGGAAAAGATGAAGATAAATGTATCTTTGTAGGGAGACCAGATAAATTAATAGAAAAATACAAACAAAATACGAATTATGACGGATAATAAAAGGGTAACAAACAAACAAATATTAAAAGCATTAGAAGATTCAAAATTAGATGATGCTGGATTAAACGCTTTAGCTGTTAAAATAGTTAGCCGAATGGTTAAGTTAAAATCTATGGAAGATTGGTTTAATCACGTTAACCGTACTGAAACCTCTTGGCAACCATATAAAGATTTAGAGTTGTCAGAAGAAATAGAGGCTTTAGGCGAAGCAGCTAAATTATTAACACTAATGGATATATGCAAACAAGATGAAGAATATGAAAAATGTGCTATTATCAAAAACAGAATGGATCAAGTAAATAAAATACTTAAAAAATATAAATAATGATGAGAAAAAAACCAATGTTAGCTTATCCAGTAAGCGATAAACCAATAGATTATGATAAACCAGTATTTATACAACCAAAATTAGATGGTGTTAGATGTGTGATACAGGCTGAGCCAGATTACTCAAGTTCTGGTTATCCTATACCTGGCGTCAGAGTAACAGCATACTCACGCACAGGTAAAGAATGGAAAAATATAGATCATATATTAGAACAATTAAAACCTTTCTTTTTTAAATACCCTAATGTTATACTTGATGGTGAGTTGTATAATCACGATTTTAGAGACGATTTTGAATCTATCATATCTATGGTCAGAAAAACAAAACCAACAGACGAGGATAGATCTATATCAGCTGAGAATGTACAATTTCATTGTTATGATATAATAGATGAAACTATGACATTTGAAGAGCGTAATAGATTTATTACTCAAGTTGTACCACGCAATCACTGTATTAAGCATGTGTCTACTACTAAAAATATATGTAGCGAAGATCAAGCTAGAGCTATTCATCAAATGAATTTAAATACAGGTTACGAAGGCTCTATTGTACGTACCAACGGTACTTATAAATGCAAACGTTCTCACAATCTACGTAAATTCAAAGACTTCAGCGATGCCGAAGCTACAATCATTGGTTATTTAGATGGTAAAGGAAAAAGGACTGGCACGCTTGGTAAGTTCATAATGCAAGATGACGAAGGTATAGAGTTCGGTTGTCCACCGGGCAAGGGGTATACCTACAAGGATCTTGCTGATATGCTCGATAATATAAGCGATTATATTGGCCAACGTGCTACCTTTACTTTCTTTGAACGTACAAAAGCTGGTAGTTATAGACATCCATTATTTAAATGTATTAGAAATTATGAATAAAATAATTAAAATAGCGATATTGTTGGTTGTATTATCTTCTTGTAGTAATAGGGTACACGTAATTACAGAGTGGGATGGTGATAAAGAAATAAGATGGTATTCAACTAAAGAAAAAGAAAATGAATAAGAATCAACAACAAATGTATAGGGACATTAGCGACTTAACTAAAGCCTTAACTAAATTAGTAAAAGTATTAGAAAAGATAATTAAATATCAAAATGAATAAAGAATTAATCAAACGAATAGATAATTGGAATAAAATAAAATATCCTAATGATAACGAAACAAGGATAATTATTGCAACATTGAAACCAAAGGGGACTGTGACAACAGCCCCTAAATATAATAAGTAATAGGCTAATGTCACACGAGAGAAACCTTAAATACCTAAACGATCGTCGCATCGTATACCGTAGAAAACCAATAACAGATATACCAGATCAAGAGAACGAAGTATATATGTTTTATCTAAATGGCACTCATGAATGCTATGAGCTATTCAGATCTTCCGCCAAAATAACTACGTATAAATCTCTCAAGTGGCATCTGCTTGTTCTTTGGTATCTTAACCCACAACTAGATCAAGATGATTTTATGAAACTAGCAGAGGTAATATGTCATAAACCTAATGGTTTTATTTCTTTTGCTATACACGTTGAACTACTACGTAAGATAGTATATGAGGTTAGTATGTTAGACTTAGATGAACCACCTAAAAATAAACTACGTAAAGTTATATTCAAACCATTTACTAGAATTAGTAAAGAAGAGAAACTACGTATCGTAGGAGAGTTGATAGGTAGATCTAAAAAGATACATCCAGATGATATTTATCAATGCATGATAGATTTAAACGAATCAAGTAAGAAGATTACTATAAGTAGAGTAGCTGGATTATTAGACTGTTCTACTAGAACAATACATAGAAATATGTGTACAGAATTAAAACGAGAAAAAGAATTATTAAACCAACAATTAAATGAGTAAAAAAATAATATTTATAGATATGGATGGTGTTATAGCTAACTTTAAAAAAGCAGCAGATGAAGGTGGTTGGAAACACAGACCAGATAAACATGTAGATTATAGAAATTTAGAAATAATACCTGGCGCACAAGATGCACTAATAAAATTAAATAAAGATTTCGATATATTTATAGCATCAACACCACCATGGGATAGACCATCAGAATGGGGAGCTAAAAGAGAGTGGTTAGCAGAACATTTCCCATGGTTAAAACGAAAACTAATATTAACACATAGAAAAGATTTATTAATCGGAGATATTTTAATTGATGATAGTAGATGGAGAGGACAACCAGATTTTAAAGGCACATGGCTTTGGTTTGGCACAGCTCAAAGATGTTTAGATTGGCCGTCAACATTAGAATTGATCTATAAAAAACACAAAAATGAAGAACTATAATATACAAAATTATATTAGATATAAAAATGATGTAGAAGCATCTATAAAAAGAATAGGTAAAAAAGAATGGAATGAATACACAAAAGAAGAATTAGTAATAATTTTTCTGCCACTTGTAGAAAATATAGCTAGAAAATTCTCAACATCACAACAAGCATCGGGAGTTATGAGTATATTAGACTTGATACAAGAAGGAAGTGTAGGATTAAAAAAAGCAGTAGATAGATTAGATAGAGAAGTATTGGAAAAATCTGATGATATAGAAAAAACTTTAAAGTCTTTCTTTTCTAAAAGAATTAAAGGAGCAATTAGAAGAGGTATAGATATTAATAGAGGCGATATTAGAATACCAGAACATATGTATAATGAAATACGTAAGAACTTTGGTAAAAACAAAAAGATGGTAGCTATGTTTTTTAACTCTATCTTTTTAAGTATAGATGAAGGACCAAACGATGATTCTAATATGATATATCAAATACCAGACGAAAGTGAACCATATAATATGACTTTATTGAATTTATATCTAACAAGTTTATTAAAACAACACTTAACAGATAAAGAGTTTGAGGTGTTAAGATTAAGTTATGGACTTGATTGCGAAAAACATTCCGCTACAGAGATAGCTAATAAAATAGGTATTGAAGGCAACAGTTCTTATGTTAGAGTTTCACAATTAAAAAAGCAAGCAGTAGATAAATTAATAGAAAATGTAGATCACTCGCAAGTGCTTGATTACCTGTAAGTTAAGTGAGGTGATAAATGTAAAAGTGAATAAAAACGTGTAATTATATATATACACCAAAGACCAAAAATATGAAAGAATTAAACCAAAAATTAGCTATCATACAAACAAAGCTAAAAGCAAAAAAGTCTTCGTATAATTCATTCGGTAAATATTATTTCCGAAAATCAGAAGATATCTTAGAGGCTATAAAGCCTTTCTTAATTGAACAAGGCGTTACTGTTACAATAAATGAAGAAATAATCTCAGTTGACCCTGTTCCAACAATGAAATCAACAGCAACAATATCAGATGGCGAGAATGCTATACACGCGACCGCTCTAGTAGGTGTAGACCTTAATCAGAAAGGTATGCAAACCGCTCAGCAGTTTGGTGCCGCGTCAACTTATGGTAAGAAATATGCTTTAGGTAATCTATTACTTATTGATGATACAGAAGATGCTGATTCTCAAAAACCATCTAAAGCTATTGATAAGATTAAACAAGCTGCTAAACCAACTATAACAAAAGAACAAATTAAAAAAGCTAAAGAATATATAGCTGCTGGTGGTAAAATAGAAGCTATTGAATCTAAATATAAAATAACAGATGAACAAAGAAAAGATATTACAAAAGCTTAAAAACGATGAAGATTATTATGGAGAATTTGGTAATCAGTTTTTGTCTAACTCACACGTTGGTAGATTATTAAAAGATCCATTAAGAGCTTTTGAACCAAGTAAACCATCTCCAGCATTTTTAGTTGGTGGATATTTCCACACTTGTATATTAGAGCCAGATAAACTCGAGAAGTTTAAGGTTGTTAAATCTACAACTAGAAATACCAAACAATATAAAGACGTTGCAGGTGGTGAGCTTTGTCTACTACAACACGAAGTAGATACAATTGAATTAATGAGAGATAAAGTTATGGCTAACGATATATGTAGAGATCTTATACAATTAGGTAATGTTGAGTATGAAGTACCTATGGTTACAGAATTATTTAATAATAAATGGAAAGGTAAAGCAGATATTGTTAATCATGATGAAAAACTAATCATTGATTTAAAAACAACAGCAGACATTGAGAAGTTTCAATGGTCAGCGTCTAAATTTAACTATGACTCACAAGCTTATATTTATAGTAAATTATTCGGATATGAGTTTTTATTTATAGTTATCGATAAGAATACCCATCAAATTGGTATGTTTGATTGTTCTCCTCAGTTTTATGAAAAAGGAGAAGATAAGGTACGTAAAGCAAGTGAAGCTTATGACTTGTTTTATAAGACCAAGGATTTTGATCCTAAACAGTATTTCATAAGCAAAACCCTTTAAACCAAAAATCATGGCAAGAACTAAATCAAGAATATGCACTGTTAGTGGTGTTAAAACTAGTGTTAATAATTTCTACGCGAATCAGAACCATGTAAAAGCTGTAGATAATTTAAGAAGAAACACTGGTGCTACTAAAGAGCAATTAACCAGAATGTTTAACCAAATAAATAATTATTAATTATGGCAAGTATTATTAAAACAAGTATTAACCTTAATAGTATACCTAAAGATAAAATCTTTGTAGGTAAAAAGGGTAAATACTTACCAATTACAATTACTTTGAATGACGAAACAGATCAGTTTGGTAATCAAGGCCCTGTAGTTGTAGAGCAAACTAAGGAAGAAAGAGATGCGAAAGCAGCTAAAACTTATCTTGGTAATGTAAAGGTAGTTTGGACTAATGGAAACAATGTTGAAGTTGCCCCAAGAGATAATCAATCAGCCCCAGCGTCTGCTCCTGCTGCGACTGAAGAAGATCTACCGTTTTAGATGAATAGAGAAGAGATCAATGGATTTGTTATTGATGTATTCAATCAACACGGCCTAAAAGAGGGAGCTACGCAAGGGACTTGTCCCTTGTGCTCTCACACTAGGAAACCTAAAAATCAGAAGGCACAATGTTCTTCTTATGATTGGGAACGTGGTCTCGGTACCTGTCACAACTGTAACAAAACGTTTCAACTTCATACTTATCAACGCAAAGGCAGTAGCGAACGAGTCTATGTTAGACCGGATACGCCAGCCAACTTTAACGAGGTAAGTACGAATGTTGAAACATGGTTTGGAACAAGAGGTATATCAAAGCAAACACTTAGAGATCTTCAGGTTGCTGAAGGTCCTGAGTTTATGCCTCAAACAGGTAAAAAAGAAAATACTATTCAATTTAATTATTTCATAGGTGATCAATTGATTAATGTGAAATATAGAGATGGTAGAAAAAACTTTAAGCTTTACAAAGGAGCTGAAAAAGTATTTTATAATATCAATAGTATTATAGGTTATGATACCTGTGTTATAGTTGAAGGTGAAATGGATGTACTAGCATTACATGAAGCTGGAATACCAAACGCAATATCAGTACCAAATGGAGCTACATTAAATAATAACAATTTAGATTACTTAGATAATTGTATTGATTATTTTGATGACAAAACTAGAATTATATTAGCTGTAGATCAGGACGAACCTGGTCAAATGTTACAACGAGAACTTGTTAGGCGTTTAGGAGCAGAAGTATGTTATCTTATAGATTTCAACGGTAATAAAGATGCGAATGATTTTTTGTTGGAACACGGTGCTGATGCGTTGAGAAGTGCTATACACAACTCACGACCGGTACCATTAGAAAATGTGTCAACTTTAAAAGATGTTGAAGATGAGCTTAGAGACTTTGTTAAAAACGGTTTTAAACCCGGTTTCCAAATTGGACTTAAAAACTTTGATGAGATTTTTAGTACTTACACTGGGCAGTTTATTACTGTTACTGGTATCCCTAGTAGCGGTAAGTCTGACTTTGTTGATCAAATGGTTGTTGGTTACAATAATAACTATGGCTGGAAAACTGCGTATGCTAGTCCAGAAAATCAACCAGTATATCTCCATGCCCATAAATTAATGAGGAAAACATGGCAAGATATGCCATCAGCAGGAGATATAGGTGGTGGTAAATGGAAAGAAGTAGCAGATCACGTAAACGATAATTACTTTTTTATTGATATGGATAAATATAGTTTAGAATCTGTATTACGTAAAGGTGCTGAATTAGTTAAACGTAAAGGTATTAAATGTTTGGTTATTGATCCATTTAACAAGATAAGAGACGCAAACGCGGTGTCAGATGATGTTAACCGTTACACAATGGATTATTTAGCTAAGATTGAAACTTTTTGTAAAAAGTATGATGTATTAGTTTTTATCGTAGCACACCCAACTAAAATGTATAAAGGACAAGACGGGAAAATTGAAGAACCTACTATGTATAATATTAAAGGTGGAGGTGAATGGTATGATGCTAGTTACCATGGACTTTTAGTACATCGAGATTATGATGCTAAAACTACTAAAGTTAAAGTACTTAAGGTTAAATTCCAAAATCTTGGTGAAAATGGTGCTGAATCTCATTTTACTTGGGAACCACGCTCTGGCTCTTTTATTCCATATGAATCAATAGTTGAAGATGGTGGACCAATGCCTTGGGAAGCATAATGGCATTTAAAAAATGGTATAAATCACCTAGTAGAAAACCGCCAGATAAAACGTGGTCGAAAGAAGAAATGAAAATTATAGGTTGGTGTTTAACACACGCTAAAATAGGTGTGGGTATTATTCCTGATTGGAAAAACGATATGAGTAAATGGAAAGTACATATAAATATAAACGGTAATATTCACGAAGATCCAAATACATACGAAGACGAAAAAGTACACGAAAAAGTTAATGAATACTATAAATATTATTATGATAAATACAATAAATAATAAAGTCTTTAGAAACGCGAATGAAGCATACGAATACTTACATGATCGTATAATACAAGAAGGTATAGATTTTGCAGATACTAAAGCCTTGTTTAATGTTGGGTTTTATATTACAGACTCACAAGATAATAAGATAATAAATAAAGAGCGTAATTGGAAATTAGATTATGCCGAAGCTGAATGGCAATGGTATTTAACAGGAATACCTTACGTTTTTGAACTTGGTAAAATATATGGTAAGGTACCCGAAATATGGAAACGTATGGCTAATGATGCTGGTAAAGTTAATTCTAATTATGGTTGGCAATGGCAACGTAGAGATTATGCTGAAAAATCACAAATAGATTATATTGTAGAAAAACTAAAAAACAATAAAGATACTAGACATGCTACTATATCTATATATGATGGTAAAGAACATGAGCAATATGAAAAAGATACGCCTTGTACTTACGCGATACAATTCACAATATTACATGGTAGACTAGACATGTGTGTAACAATGCGCAGTAATGATCTTTGGTATGGTTTTTGTAATGATCAATATTGTTTCTCTAAGCTGCAAAAGATGATCTCTAATGAATTAAATATTGAACCAGGCGTATATTATCATTTTGCACATAATATGCATTTATATAACGATAAAATATGACATATTACTTATATCACATACCAGGAAAAAAGATTGGCGTAACAACTAACCTTGAAGAGCGTGTTCACAAACAACAAGGATATTATCCTGGTGAATACGAAATAATAGAAACATCTGATGATATAGATTTTATATCTGAAGGTGAGAGAATAATGCAAAAATTTTATAAGTATAGAGTAGATGATATCCCTTATAATAAACTTAATTTTAATAAAAATAAACACAAAATGAATATAAACATAACAGAACAAACTACAACGTTCCCGTGTCCCGTTGACAAATTAAAAGGACAACTCATGGATAATTTAGATATGACATGGGAAACAGAACATGGGTCATTTGTTTTAACACAAAACACTATCAATTGGATAATGTCAAATGCTAAGCAATCAATGTATAATAGAGATAGATGTTATATATATAATAAAGCTTTTGCTAGATATTATGATAATAATGATCCTTATAGTAATATAGAACCAATCGTTAAGCAAGAAGAAAAACCTAAAGATATGTATGATGGAAAAACTATATCTGGAGCATTATCTCCAACAGGCGTACAAGCTAAACATAAAAAAGAATCTGATTCAAACTATTTTGATTTAATTAGAGCTTGGGCTGATGAAAGAGGTTTGTATGAAAAAGGAGACCCAAAAACACAGTATATTAAATTAATGGAAGAAGCTGGAGAATTAGGTAGAGCTATATTAAAAGAGGATTTAGAACAAGGTATAGATGCTGTTGGTGATATGGTTGTTGTATTAACTAATTTCTCCGAATTGATGGGTGTGTCTATTGAAGAGTGCATAGTTAAAGCTTATAACGAAATCAAAGACAGAACGGGTAAAATGGATAATGGAACATTTAAAAAAGATTAATATGAGTGATAGAGAAATAATGGATGGTAAAAACGGTATCACATGTAGAGAGTCTTATGGCTTCCGTGATCCAGTTGTTAAAAATGTAGTTGATAAATTTGTATCAAGATCAGACGTTGGTTATGAAAAATATGGATCAACATTAGATGACGAGCGTAGGTTTAAAATGAAAGATTTGTATGGATATTTAACAGATATACAAGAAGAACTTATGGACGCTGTGCTATACATACAAACTGCTCGAGAAGAAATAGAAGAGCTAAAGTCAATGAAAAACCCGTTTGTGTCAAATGAAAAAGAAGTATAAAAGAAAACGTGGTCCCGTCAGAGCAAAGAAAGTCACATTCGACGGGATCAAGTTTGCTTCTGGTTTAGAAAAATATATGTATATGGCTTTAAAAAAAGCTAAAATAAAAGCTAAGTACGAAGGCCAAACATATATTGTTCAAGAAGGTTTTGAGTTTAAAAACGAAAGTTATGAAAGACAAAGTAATGGTAAGGGTGATTTGGTAAATAGAGGTAGCAAAAAAGTACTTCCCATTAAATACACACCAGACTTTGTAAGTGACTCGTTTATAATAGAATGTAAGGGTAGAGCAAATGAAAGTTTTCCAATTCGATGGAAAATGTTTAAAAAATATGTTAATGATAATTTAAAACATGTAACCTTATATAAACCTCAGAATCAAAAAGAATGTGACGAAGTAATTAAATTAATAACTAAAAAAAATTAAATTAAATGAAAGATTGGGAATTTAGTTTAGGGTTTTACCCTGGGATATTAATAGGATTCAGGTCATACAAAGAAAAGTCCAAAACAAATCACGTTTTATATTTTCCTTTTATAGATCTTTGTATTACAATTTGGCATGGATAAAGATCTTAATAAAAAAATACTTTCAGATTTAACAATCTACATGAAGTATGCTAAGTATCTTCCAGAACTCAATAGAAGAGAAACATGGGAAGAACTAGTCTCAAGAAACAAGGAAATGCACCAAAAAAAATATCCAAAATTATTTAATCAAATAGAAGAAGTATATAGATATGTCTATAAGAAAAAAGTTTTACCAAGTATGCGTTCGCTTCAGTTTAGTGGTAAGCCAATTGAAATCAGTCCGAATAGATTATATAACTGTAGTTACTTACCTATCGATCATGTCGATAGCTTTAGTGAGTGTATGTTCCTTTTGCTATCTGGTTGCGGTGTTGGTTATAGTGTTCAAAGACATCATATTACCTCTCTTCCACATATAACAAAACCATTTCAAGGTAGAACTAGAAGATTTGTTATTGGAGATAGTATTGAGGGTTGGTCAGATGCAATAAAAGTTTTAATTAAGTCTTATTTAGGCTCTAAGAGATCATCTAAGATAAAATTTGATTATTCTGATATTAGACCAAAGGGAGCTATGCTTGTGACCTCAGGTGGAAAAGCACCAGGACCTCAACCTTTAAAAGAATGTATTGTAAAAATAAAAGGAATACTAGAATCAAAACAAGATGGAACACAACTTACTACTCTTGAAGTCCATGATATTATTTGTCATATTGCTGATGCTGTACTCGCTGGTGGTATCAGACGAGCAGCGTTAATAAGTTTGTTTTCAGCATATGATGAAGAAATGATTTCGTGTAAATCTGGAAGTTGGTGGGAAAAAAACCCACAAAGAGGTAGAGCAAATAACTCTGCTGTACTAATGCGACACAAAGTTACTAAAGAATTTTTCTTAGATTTGTGGAAACGTATTGAATTATCCGGGGCTGGTGAACCAGGAATATATTTCAACCATGATAAGGATTGGGGAACTAATCCTTGCTGTGAAATAGCACTAAGGCCTTATCAGTTCTGTAATCTGTGTGAAGTTAATGTAAGTGACGTCACAGACCAAGAAGACCTGAATGATCGAGTTAAAGCTGCAGCCTTCATTGGAACGCTTCAAGCAGGTTATACGGAATTCCACTATCTAAGAGAAATATGGCAAGAAACAACAGAGAAAGACGCACTTATAGGTGTGTCAATGACAGGAATCGCGAGTGCCGCTGTGCTCCCGCTGGATATGAAGGCCGCTGCAAGTATCGTAAAAAGAGAAAACACGAGAGTAGCAAAACTAATAGGGATAAATAAAGCTGCTAGAACAACATGTGTTAAACCAGCAGGGACAACATCTCTTGTGCTTGGAACATCTTCAGGTATTCATGCTTGGCACAACGATTATTATATTAGAAGACTTCGTGTAGGTAAAAACGAGGCTATATATAAATATCTTGCTATACACCATCCAGAATTAGTACAAGATGAATATTTTAGACCACACGACACGGCTGTTATCGAAATACCACAATCAGCGCCTAAAGGTTCTATATTAAGAACTGAATCTGCTTTTGACTTGTTGAAAAGAGTTAAAAGAGTTGCTACTGAATGGGTTAAAACTGGTCATAGGATTGGTTCAAATACCCATAATGTATCTGCTACAATTAGCTTAAGAAAAGATGAGTGGAATAAAGCTGGTAAATGGATGTGGGATAATAGAGAGTGTTACAATGGTTTATCTGTTTTACCTTATGATGGTGGAACATATACTCAAGCTCCTTTTGAAGATATAACTAAAAAAGAGTTTGATAAATTAGTTTCTAAATTACATAACATAAGTTTAGAAAATGTAATAGAAGATGCTGACAATACCGATCTATCAGGCGAATTGGCTTGTGCCGGTGGATCATGCGAAATAACAAGCCTTTAACTAAAACAATTAATTATGACAAAATTATTTTTAACTACGTTGTGTGCTTTAATTACTACTATTGCATCAGCACAGTTTTCAGTAACAACTACTGTTAACGAGGTTACAGATACCGTAGGTGAAACTACTTATAATTTCACAGATAAAATCGGTGTTCTTTATCAAGTTAATGACAAACTAACTGTTGGACTTACTAGAGATGGTGAGGAAAACTACGAGTTGTTAGGTAGATATATAATACACAAATCAGGAGCTTGGGCTACTTGTGTATATAATTATGTATCTGAGTCTGAAGATAAAATGATGGATAAAATGGAACTAGGATTAGGTTATTCTTTTAACGTTTGGAAAAGTCTTTCAATTGACCCTTACTATGTAATGTCTATGAAAGAAAATGCAGATGGTGATAGAGAGGGTAAATTTAATTTAGGACTATCTTATAAATTTTAAGTATTAACTAAAACATAACAAAATGGAAAAAGTAATGAAGTATTGTACAGAGTTTTTCGGTGGATTAGTATCTATCATGATGGCTTTTGTACCAGTAACAATTTTATGGCAATTATTAACAGGAGTTAAAGTATTTAATATGGATATAATTACTAATTTTATAAATTTAGTAAACGGAATTGGTGGTGCTGGATTTTCAGGACTATTAGCTTTAGTATTTATTATGTATTTTTTCTTATGCGATAAATGCGTTAAAAAGTAATTAAATATAATAACTTAAATCAAATTAAATTATGGCGTTTAATCAATTAGACGGCCTTTATGATAACCTACAAAATGTTATTAATGATACTCAAGGTGATGTTACAAAATTTGTTGATGGAAATAATTCCGCTGGAACGCGGGTTAGAAAAGCCATGCAGCTTATTAAAGAACTAGCACAAGAGATCAGAATAGAGGTCCAATCACAGAAGAACAAACAGTTCTAAATAACAAAAGGGGGTAACGAAAGTTACTCCCTTTTTTTATATTGCTACCATAAAGATAGTGATCATTAGCGCTATATATATAATAGGACTAATATCTATTTTGTGTGTTTCCATGATATTGTAATTACATCACAATTCATGTAACTTATATGTTTCTATATTAAATAATTGTTAAATTACCATATATTTAGTTTTACCATTTTTACGGTAAGCCTTTAAACATCTATTTCTGTTGGCTTCAGGAGATACATAACTAACATGTACCCAATCAGGATTATCATCATCTCCAAACTCCCATATCATTTGATCAAAATCTAAATGCTCTTTTATAAAATGATACATTTCGGCATTAGTCATTCTACCGAAAGTATCGTCTATATCCATAGCTTGACCTTTACAATGTTGAGATGTTTTAGATCCACCAATAGCTTTATTAAGCTCTGGACATCTAAAAAAACTATTTATTTTTATTGGCCCATTGACATAAGCTCTAAGTGGTTCAAACACTTCTTTGGCAACTAATTCCATGTTTGCTAATTGCTCATCATTTGGAACATTGTCAATTCCCCTGCGCGTCGCTGTTCTGCTATACACACCTTCTTTATACGAAATATGTTTACTTATCATCTTATTAAATTCTTGTTGTTATGTCTATTGTTGGAGTACCGGCAGCTACATCTAATTTGATACTGTAATAATTCATTACGTCAGCATTAGCTTCTTCTGTGTCATCAAAAGCTAATTCGCTTGAGTTTAACGCAATAGAAGTACCAGTTGGTAACCATGTTTTAAATAATATAGCTGTATGATCTGGACTACCACCGGGTCTATTTAAATATAATGTGACCTGTGTATCCACGGTACCCGTGTTACATATCAACATGGATTTAGCTACATATCTTTTTGATATTGTTGTTAAACTAGTACCAGATATAGCTGTGTAAGTTGTTTTTCCTGAAGTCTGGCTTAATATAGGGTTTTCAATTTGCTCTCTTATACTTGTTGTTTTCGCCCTTCTAAAAGCGTCAGAAGCTTCGTAATCTCTTATAGACCTAGCCATTTATTACACTGTCCAATATCCGTATTCAACTGTACAAGCACCTACTTGAGCTTCACCTTCTACTACTTGAGAGCTGTATAAAGGTAGAAAAACGAATTCACCTACTCTAAGTTTTATTTTAGCATCTCCACCTAGTTTTATCTGTACCCATGGATCTGAACCTGTTCCAGAAACATTCTTTAGATAAACATAAGAAAACGAACTGTTAGACGCTATTATTGATTGCGCGCTACCAGTTGCAATACTTTGTCTAGAAATATTTGAAGATGGTAGTGTAACCGTTAAAACGCTAGTTGTAGAAGCGTCTAAAGCAGATGTACCAGTATCACTACTTGTTAATGTTAATTTTGCTGTTAATGTTGCCATAATTTATTTATTTATTTATTTATTTATTATTAATAACCTAAATCGGTTATGTTTTCTTGTAATACCACTGTAATATATGTTTTATCTGTAGAACCTGTAGGACCAGTGCTTTGCCATGTAAAACTCATACCTAAAGCGTCCCATTTGCTCCAAGGATAAGATGTTCCTAAATCGCCAGTACTTCTAGTGTTATCGTCATCAGTTGTTGCTTGAAGTGGAGCGGCTATAGTTATATCGCTACCAATTTGAGTTGCACTGTTCATTTTTTTATTTTTAGGTCTATTATATACTTTGATCACTATATTTTCTGAAGTATATCCAGATGGATAATGTGCTCTTACTATAACTTCTTTTACATATCCACTTGTGGGCATTATTATAGCAGATTGCTCATTTGTAAGTGTTGTTTTTTCCTCTGGTACAGCCGCTAATGGTATAAACGTTTCAGTTGTTCCCATGTCATCTTTAAAGTTAGCGGTAACAAATCTTATTCTACTAGTTTTTCTATTTGTATCAGCGTAATCTTTTACAGCTGCTGAAGTTGGTATGGTAGTATCATTATCATTACTACCTATTCCTTCTGATTCAATTACCAATGTACCTGCCGCTATATGAGACGTTGATAAATCTCTTAAACTAACAGCTCCACTGCTCACGCTAAAATCATTAGTATCAAAACTAGCTACACCCTTGTTACTTGTTGTGGCAAGTTCCGCGGATATTACTACATCTGTACTGTCTATAGAGGTAGTTATACCTTCCCCACCAAGTAGAGGAAAATCTGCATTACCAGAATTTACTAAAACATTATTTTCGTCATCTGCCGAGATAGAAACACGTGTTATATCTCCGGTGCTAGAGGTCCAACCTTGATCATTATTAAATTGCCCTAGTTTAATTTCATCTATTTGCTTTCGTTTTTGAACACCATTATCTAAGTAAACTAATTCATCAGTACTACCAACAACATCTGCTGTACCATCCGTTAACTCGGATAAATCAACGTTAAAGGTTGTTGTATCTAAATCTAATAAATCACCAGCTGAATATGTGGTATTTGTATAATTATTAGCATGTATATTAGTAGCCCCTTGATCAACGGTCCAATCTATAATTTCATTATCTGAAATACCTAGCGCAGCTTTAAAACTAGTAGCACTCATCCAACCAAGTTTGTAACCATCAGCTATGTGTAAGTATTTACCATCATCTTCCTCTTCTTCTATACCTGGAAGATGTACAGGACCGTAAAACTTAGTTATTAATGTCCATACGTGAGCACCTAACCATTTCATTCTTTAATAATTCTTTTTACAAAAGATTTATTTTTATACATTATTTGTATTGTATACATTCCAGGACTTAAATAGGACACGTCTAAGACGTTTATATTGTTTTTTAATATAATCACATCCCCTAAGGTATTAATTAATCTAATGTCAACTTTTTTGTTTATATTTATTTTATCGCTAGTTGGATTTGGGTAAACAATTAAATCTTCTAAACTTAATCTAGTTGGTATTGGCCCTAACCAGCTTCCTTCACAATAATTATAAGTAGCTTGGCATATTGTATCCCATTCGTTTTCACAACAGTAATCATCTACTGAAATAACCCAAGCGTAGCAAGGATCATTTAACCAATAAGGGTTTCCTGCGCCAGTAACACAACCGGCGTTATACAAACAAGAGTTAGAATCGTTAACGTTAGCTAGTATATCATAATTCCACGCTGAAGGGTCCATGCATCCTTCAACAATAGAAATGCACGAGCCATTGTCAGTATTAGCAAGTGAATCATAATTAAGAGCAATACTATCAGTACACCCATAAATATAAGGAACACAACTGAAGTCTTCGGTGTTAGCGTTAGGGTTGTAATTAAGCATACTAGGGTCAGTACAGCCATAAATATAAGGGATACAGGAATTGTTATCAACATTTGCTAAAGGATTATAATTAAACATAGTGCTATCTGTACATCCATATATAGGAAGTATACAACTAAAATCATCTGTATTACAACTATCACAATAGTTTAACGCCGTTGGATCCGTGCATCCTAATATAATAGGAATACAACTTCCGTTATCTACATTAGCAAGTGGGTTATAATTAAACGCTGTAGAATCCATACATCCATATATAGGTAACACACAAGAGAAATCATCGGTATTAGCTAAAGGATCGTAATTCAATGCTATTGGATTAGTACATCCATAAATAAATGGAATACAACTTCCATTATCGGTATTCGCTAATGGATCGTAATTAAACATTGTAGAATCAATACACCCATAAACAAATGGTATACACGCCCCGTTGTCTGTATTAGCACTTGGATCATAATTAAACATAGTAGGATCCATACAACCATAGATAAATGGTATACAGCTAGAATCATCAACATTCGCACTAGGCATAAAATTCCACATTGTGCTATCAGTACACCCATAAACCACCCCTATACAACTACCATCATCTGTATTAGCTAAGCTATCATAGTTAAAAGCGATAGGGGAAGTACAGCCATATATAACTGGTATGCAAGTATCAGGTGTATTAGCTTGAGGATTGTAATTAAAAGCTAAAGAATTCATACACCCTAGTACTATCGCGATACACCCACCATTGTCTACATTGGCTGTATTATTATAATTAAAAGCAGTGGAATCTGTGCAACCAAATATTGCTAAGGTTAAACAACTCCCATCATCTATATCTGCTGTATAATTTTGTGTATAATATTCTAAGTACCCTGGGTTAGTACAACCGGGGTTGTAATAACAAGTGTCGTTGGTATTAGCTAAATCATTATAGTTGTAAGCTACACTATCCATACAACCTACAACAACAGGTATACATTCGACCCCACAGAATGGTTGCGCTTCATATATATCTAGAGCGTTTCTATAATTTCTTAATTTATTTTCATTTGGACCAGGCCAAGGATTATTACCTTCGTGTATTATAACTCCATAATTGTTTTCTACTTTAAAAGAGTTTTGTATTGTTTGTATATCTAGCTGTTGTGGATTCTGTTGAGGTGTAGGTATTTCAAAGTAGTAAAAATACACCTCGTCGTTAGAATTAAGTGTTAATGCAAACGTATCAGAATAAACTCCATTTTGATCTATTTTAAATTGCCATAAAGAATCCCCCTGCTCAACACCTAACCAACAAGCTCCCCATGAATCACCACCATCATCATACAGTATTAAATCGTAAGTACAAGGCGATGTCAACAGCATTCTATCAGCTGCTGGATCATAATTAAATGCAGCTGGATCTGTACAGCCATAAGTAGCTAATGTCATACAACTTCCATCATCGTGTGTAGCTAAAGAATCATATTCTAAATAACTAGGAGTTGTGCAGCCAAATACAATACTATCATTGTTACAAGTATCAGATATATATGGGTTAGACGACGCTGTATATCCAAAATTTGGTGGACTTAATAAGAATAATGTGTCTTCACAATCTAAGTTAGTTACTAAACAACTACCAACTACAGAACCACCTCCAATACCATCACCATAAGTATCGTTAATCGTAAATACTATTGTATCACTTATAGGTATACAAACCTGCGTGTGTACTGTTTGTCCTGTTTGTGTGTAATCATAAGTACCAGTTGGAACAGAATATATCACGCTACCATTAGCTACTACTTCCCAAGAAGTTTCACTAGGCCAATTGTCTAATTTTATAGCCACATCAATTAAAGATTGGGTTGTGTCACAAGAAACGTTTTGCACACAACTACCATCATCAACATTTGCCCAAGGATTATAATTAGTTGCTGTAGGATCTATACACCCAAAATAATAAATACAACTACCATTATCATGCGTAGCTGTTGAATCGTAGTTAGAAGAAACAATATCAGTACAACCAAACACAACGTTAAACGGATCGCTAACCATTATATCATCTATAGCTATATCACTAGTATAACTAGAACCAGTTACAGCTGTAAAAGCTATTGTAAAAGAATCTGTAGCGGCTATAGGGTAGTAAGCGAATTTCCATTGATTCCCTTGATTCCCAGATATAACACCTAAACTTGTATAACCACCATTATCTATATAACCAACCTCCAAATCACCCATAGCAGCGCCATACATATGGTACCAGAAAGATAACACTTTACCTGGTGTTTGTGATACATCAAATTTAGGTGTATACGCCACAAACGTTTTGTTAGGGAAGTTAGGCGAAGAAGATTCTACATAATAATAAATACCATTGCCATAAGTGTGATCTCCTGGAGGACCAGTGTTAACAGAAGTTGTTGGACCTTGCATTAACCACCAATCACCATCATCATTCACTTCTTGTTCCAATCCTATAATACTCTCAAAGTCATACACCCATGGAAAGGTGTTTACCTGTGCACAACATTTTTTTTGTGCGCTACACGATATTAATATTATTAATCCTAGTAAATATAAAATCTTTTTCATTATTTTGTTTTAATTTTTTCAAATGTACTAATGCCAAAACACCCTAGTGTTACAAGAACAAAAGAATTATATATTGTATCATTAATCACTAACGTTCCGTTCTCATATATGAAACTAGTTATAAGATCTGTAATTGCAAATAACACCATTACTCCAAAAGATATAAAGCCAATTATATTCTTTTCATTTATATCGTTTTTGTCTTGAAATAATTTCCACATACTAAAAGTCACTCATTAATTGATTATCTATTTCTTCCTGTATCTCCTCTTTTGTTGCTACCATTTTAAATGATAAATCAGCTTGGAATCTAGCAACTTCTTCGTTGTCTTTAAATATTATAACAGTAGGTAAAACCGCTATTTTATATTTTGTTTGAGCCTCTTTGTCTTTACCAACATCTACATAAGCTATAGTGTTGCAATCGGTTAAACTTTGTATCCAATCAACACCGTTCGCTTTGTTCCACTCAGCGTTAAACTGTATTACTTTGATCTGTGCGTTAACAGGTGTTGCGCTTATGATCATCATAGCGATAATAATTAACATGTACAAACTAAAAATTCTCCAAGTAGTACCTATTGTTTTCATTTAATTTAATTTTATTTATAAAGTTTATCTTCTATTTTCTCTATAGATTTTTTTATGTCTTTAACGTCTTCTTGAGTGGTCATAATAGTTTGACGTATCATTTGATCTTTCATATCAAATTCCATACGAGTAACCTCATCAGGAGGTATGACTGGTAATTCTCTTGCTTCAGCTATATCAGCTTGTAACATAAACCACATACCTATTATACTTGCCATAGCAAACCCTATTGCTATTAAGGTTTTTACACTTATTGTAAACCCTGTGTCTTCATTTAATTCTTTTGCCATTTTTATACTTTATTATAGTTTAAAAGATTACATAATTTATTCCACACTTAAAATCATACCATTCACGATTCCAATATTTATTATACTTTCCTTCAATAAATACACCTAATTGTTTGCTCATTTTTTGTCCAAATATTATACCGCCAGCGAAGTCGTTCCATTGTCCTCCCACGTAGTTATGATACATAAACTCTCTCCCGTCATTATAGTGTAAGGGCATGACACTTCCCCAAGCGTGTAACCATCTATTTTTAGTATACTTGTAATAATCAAATCCTAAAACTAAAGATTGTTGCATTATTCTGCTTAAAGAGTTTCTTTTTTTATCTACATAATTAGATAACATTTGTGGTATCACAACAGCTTCCCAAACTTCTGGGCTTGTAGCTACTACCTCACCAGAGGGGTCTGTATAAATAGAATTATATACGTCTACATTATAACCCTCTTGTAAAGCCAAATAAGTATAGTGTATGTTTCCATTGTCCAATATCCACTCCGCTAAAGGATCATAACCATACGGTTCTGCTAACCTTTGTGTTAATCCTATACTAAAAGCTAAATCACCACTATATTTATATCTATATCTCTCTGAAGCTTCAAAATACTCTACATCAGCAAAACCATCTTGCAAGTACTCAACTTTCATAGAAAAATGACTTACACAAAAAGGACCATCACAATTATCATCAGAGCTATATCTAATAAAATGATGTTGATCTAAATAGTCTACACCCTCTTGACGTTTAATATCTATTTCAAATAAATATTCTAATCCTTTTACTTTACCAACACTAGCAGCATCACTATAATTTGTTTCAGTACCATCGTAAAAAGCTTTAGCTTTATTTTCATAACCAAATCTTGCAATTTTACGAACACCTAGTGTTAAGTTATAATCATAAGGTGTTTCTATGGTTTGTGTTGACAGGCCGTTATCTACAGAAAACACATTTACATCTGATAAAGAGGTACCTCCATTAACAGCAGCATATAAAGTTGAAAACTTAGTGGTCTTTTTAAACCAACTATTGTAATCCCATTTTTGCGCACTAGATGAAAATGCTATACACATTAATAAAATAGATATTATATTTTTCATATTAATTTAATCTAATTTTTCTTTTACTCTTTTTCTTCTTCAATTTTTCCTTTGTATTTATACCAACATCCCAAGTGCTCCATCCTAAGCCCAATGCTAATCTTTGCCACCATTCATTTTCAGCGTTAAGAGCTTCTCCAGTATTTGTAACTAATCTATGCAATCTGTTAACTGGAGCGTTTGTTGTGCCCTCAACAATGTTTGATGTAGCTTCCCAAAGCGGGTTTTCTAAATCAAACGTATCCATTTTTTCAATAGTCTTCTTATTATATTTTAGTGTTTTTTCAGCACTAGTTAGTTTTCTAGCTTTAATACCAAGAGGTGGTGATAATTGAAGTAATTCATTCATTAAGATGCTAGTTGAACTATTCCAATCTTTATTTTGTTCAGCTGCAAATTTCATAGCTGTGTTTATAAGCGTAGAGATTATAGCTCCACCAACACCCATACCTCTTAGTATACTATCTATACTACCATGAATCACCCGATCTCTTTTCTTTTTAAAGAATTCTTCGTCTTTTTCATCATCACTAAACATCATTGCAAATAAAGCTGTTTGTAACCCATAGAACACAGCGTTTTGTATAGCCCCGTAATATATTATTTTAGAAATATTAGCCATATCACTTTTTACTTGGCTAGTATAAGGTGGTGATTTTCTTCTATTGATTAAATCCAAACCAGCTTTTTTCATTATTCTGTTATACTGAGAAGTAACATTTTGAAAAGCTAATATAAATTTACCAAGAGGTGAATTTTGCTGTCCCGATGTCATATCAGCTCTAGCTGATTGCTGCGTGGTTTCAGCTATCGCAACAAAATCATCCCAAGCTCTTGTCTCGGCTTCCTTCTGACTTAAACCATCTTTTAAATATTTATTAACTCTATTTCTATAAAATGTAGCACCACCCATAGCTATCGCATTACTATCACCTAACTGGGTTAATATAAAACCTTTTTGTAATAAATGTCTTATAGCGGCTCTAAAAGGCTCTTTAGACTTAGATACTGCCTGAGCTAATTCAGCGCCGTTTACATCAAAAGCTATACCTGACCGTCTTTGTTTTAGGAAATCTGAATTAAATATTTTAGCATAATCTTTCCAAAATTGTTTTTGATTTGCAAAAGCTTTGGCAGCTGTAAATATATTGTTGTCTTCAAAATTTAAAAAGTTAACCATAGATAATTGCTGTAATACGGCTGATCTAGTGTTTATAAACATTGTTGATCCAACAGCTCCGTTTATCCATTCAGTAAATCTATTTACAAGTTTGTTGTTACCAGTTGGCCTCTTTCTACCATTCTTAATTCTGTATAACATATCTTCTAAAGCTTCTCTAAAGTCTCTTCCAAAAGCAGCTTCTATTTTATTTAAATTTTCTTTATCAAAAATTATATCTGCATTTTCTATAAACTCTCCAAAAAACTTTTGTCTACCAGTGTCCATAGTAGCATCCGCTAAATCTGTTCTTATATCACCTACTTCCCACTCTTCTTTTGGTTTTGTATACCCTTCTTTCTGTCTAGATATTAAACCAACTGCATCCGCAAATGATTGTAAACTAGGATCTGACTTTACTAAATCAGTTAATTCTTTTACATCTGTTTTAGACATACCCGGTATTTCAAACCCAGCCTTATCCCAAAGATATACTCTCAAAGCGTCACCATAAGTATAATCACCATCTGGAGTTTTCTTTGTTAATTTTTTACGAGTATCAGGAAACTTCTTTATCAAGTTTTTATAATCATTAGATATAACTTGTTTAGCAGCATTCAATTCATTATAAGCTCTATTCAATGGTTTTATTAAGTTCTTTTCAAAGAAGTCTCTATGTTGATTACCTTTTTCTCCTTTACCTATAAAGTTGTATAATAACCCTATAAAATCCTCATGTGATGGTGGAATAAAAGGTCTAAATCTTCCTTTCTTTTCTCCACGTTTTCTAGCTTTTGCCAATGAAAATCTTTTATTAGAATCAATGCCAGTTACGTCTTGCATTATATCATTAAACTGTACTTTAGCTCCTTTGCTAAAATTAATCTTAGCTTGTTGGACTTTAGACTTAACATCGAATTGATCTAACATGTTTTGTACAGCTTGAACGTTTTGCAAAGCATCATCAGCAAAATAAAAATCATTATAACCTTCACCAACTTTATCAGCTATCCAAAGCGCTTTAGCTTCTGCAGTAGAATTAGCAAGACCAGTTATGTTTTTTAATGGTATATTTAAACCATTAGCTTTTAAAAATTCATGTATATGTGGCGCTGATTCTGCTGGTCTAGCTGTTAACACGAACATATCTTTACTACCAAACTTATCTTGTAATTTCATTGCCTTGTTAAACAATGGTGCTGTTTGTCCTTCCATGACAACGTTAAATTCTGAAAAATCAAACTTAGCTCCCTGCGCTAGTAAGTCAGCTCCTTCTCTAGCGAATTCTTCAGCATCTAATCTTCTTTTTTCATAGCCAGTAACAAATTCATTTATCTTATTTGATACATTAGCTGGTATTGGATCGTTTTGTTTTAAGTTATCTGTATTAATCTCTGTAAATCCTTTGCCAAATATTTCTTTAAATTCAGATTTATTTTTTTGTACCGCTTCGTGGTTTCTTTTTACAATACTATCTCTTAATGATCTTTCTTTTCTAAGTTTATTTCTTTCTAAAGCTACATCCAGTGATGTTTCTACAAATAACATTTGAACATCGTAACCTGCAGCTTCTAATTCTGCTTTCTGTGTTTGAATGTTTTTAACAGATCCTCCGGTACCATCAATTACAACCCCATCTCCTTGACCTTTAAATTTACCATACTTTCTTTTTGCAATTTTTCTAGCTTCCCAACTTAGTTTACCAAGTGTAGATAGTTGTTCCCTAGTTAAATCTCTCATATCTGTAGGTATACCAGCGTTTTTCTTTAACCATTCTAAGGCTATATCTTGATTAACAACTTTAAAACCATCTTTAACTAAACCTAACTGTTTAACAACATTTGATTTACCACTACCAGCCCCACCAGCTAATAGTATAGCTTTTCTACCAGGTTTCGGTGTTCCATCTAAATTAGGTATAGTTGCTCTAACACCAGACTTAGTTGTTGCTAGTGTATCATCAAAATCTAAAACAGTAATACCTTTAGATTCCTTAATGATTTTTCTACCTTGAACAGCGGCATCATTTAATGTTTTATTTTCTTTTAAATTTTTTTCAATTTTTAAATTAACAGCAGAATCAAGAACTGATTTTATTTTGCTTTTGCTAATTTTTTCTCCAATGGCCATCCTGTATATTAAATCTTGCTGTGCCGCCACTATTTGTGGTGTTATTTTAACGTTTACATCAACACCAAACTCTTGAGCTATAGTGTTTCCATTTGCTAAGTATATAACGTTAGGATTTATACCACCTATTTTATGTAACTCATTTGCAATATCTTCTTTAGACATCGAGTCAAGATCTGTATTAAAATTATTATTTACATTAGGATGAAAGTATCTAGCCCATATTGATATATCACCTTTTAATATACCTTCTAAATGTTCTATTGGTGGTAATGATGAGTAATCATAACTACCTTTTAGTTTTAATCTATTATCCATAAAAACTGGTAAAGAACCTTGAAAGTAAGATTTAGTTGCGTTTTCAAATATGCTATTTTTTCCACCTGTAAATAAATCACCAGTTATTGCGTGCAAAAACAAATATTTACCAAGAGCTGTTATGGGGGACGTGTGTTCTTCTCTATTTTTTCCAGTTAAACTATTAACAAAATCAATAATAGCGCCAGTTCTAGTAAAATGTCCTTGGAACCTACTAGAAGAAGAAAGCATAAGTGCAAAGCCAGGTATAGTACGTTGATCATTTTGAATATTATCTTGTATACTTTTCCATATTAACTTAAAGCCTCTTTTTTTACTAGCTTTAAGATCTTCATCCTTCATTTTTTTATTTTGCGTTTTACTAGTAGCTTTGCCATAACCTTCACGTTTAATAGCGTTTAATATATCATTTCTATCTTCTACCGTCATATCTTGTCCAAAAACAACACCCGTTGCTTCTAGCGTCTCTAAAAATATTTCAAACTGCTCTTTGTTTTGGAATAAAAACTTATTTTTATTAGCTTTTTCAATTGCACTATCCCCTCTAGCAAAAGAACCAGACATTGCAAGTAAAATATCTTTAGGAAACACAGGTGCTAATACCTCTACAATAAAACCAATATATTCTTGCCGTCCTTTTTCAGTTGTTAAATCTATAGGTTTTAATTTTAACTCGCCAGTATCTATATCTAAACCAGCAGCTTTAACCATATTATCATACGTGGCTTTTTTACCTATTTGATCTGCTAATCTTTGCGCTTGTTCAGAGATTGGACCAGTTACTTTTATTCTGCTACCTAAACTAAACATGGTCACAGACTTACCGTCTGACAAAGAAGTTACCTCACCTACGGTTTTACCGCCGCTAATTAACGATTGTCTAACAGCTTGGTTGGTTATCATTTTACCAGTTAAATTAGCTAATGCTAATACTCTAGCTGATGTGTTTCTATCTGTACGGATAGGTTTACCATCTATAATACCAAATGTTTCTAAAAACTCTTTTTTATCTATTTTATTTTTTTGCTGTACTGCTAAACCAGCTTTACTACCAGTTTTAACCATTTTAGCTCTATCAGTTTTAGTATAAAACGCTTTTAATAAAGTATTGGGAACACCTGTGGCTGTACCACCGGCTGTAGCACCCTCTGGTAACATATTGATTAATAAATTTGCGTTTTTATTAATAAACATTTGGGCTGATTGTAACTCTTTTTTTGTTAAATTAGCTAGGTTTTTTATTTTTTTAGGAGCTATACCAAACATCTCGCCTGTTATCTCAGGAATTTGATTTTTTAAAGTTTTAAAAGTCTCTTTATTAAAATCTATTTTAGGCATTATTTTCTTAATAGCTTTTGCGACTTCTTCTGTAACACCTAATCTATCTGCTAAAACTATTTTCTTTTTCTTAGGTTTTGTTTTAACCTCCTGTGTAACTTCTTCAGCTGCTATATCAACTCTTTCTGATATATCTTCGATAAACTCTTCACCCAATACTCTTTTTGATGCCTCAATAGCTCTCGCTGGTAAAAACTTATTTATATAAGCAGCTAACGGCACTCCTGATTCTGGTTTGTATTCCCTAATTAAATCCAATATACCTCTTTCACCTATTTCAATTTCACTCATTAAAAGTTCCTTATCATAATTAGGAGCCTCTCTTCTTCTTTCCGCTATTCTACTCGTAATAGGTTTAAACTGTTCTATAATATCCATAGCGCCACCTTCACCTTGTTCTTCGTATATACGCTGAACATTGTCAGAAGCGGCTTTATTAGTCATACCTTTAGATAATTTACTTATTGCTTCTTCCTCAGGTATTGTGGCTGCTACTTTTTTACCTTGCTCAACTCTTTTGTTAAACGTGTCTATATATCTTAACACATCTTTAGTTGTATTCATATCTAACAACGTATGGTTATCACCATGAACCATTGCTCTTACTTTATTTATAAAAGATTTAGCAGCGTACAAGGGAGATGATTTTTCTTCTTTTAACATTCCAGCACGTTTCATTGTACCTAATAATGTTAATAATTCTGTTTGATCAACAACTTTATTTTTATTTACTTTATCACTGTATTGATCTACTCTTTGTTTAAATTGGTTATATGTTTTCTTATCAATATCACCTCTTTTATATAGCTCTTTCACGTGTTGTTTTAGTGCTGTTACTAGAGGTTTATGAGAAGCAACAACTTTACCGTCTTTAACCAATCCCTTATTTATATCATACTTGTGCTGCAATTCATGGATAGCAACTTGCATAGCGTCAGCTTTTTCCAAATCATTACCATAAAGCATGTTAAGCCTTCTATTATTTTCAAAAGTTATAATATCATTACCAACAAACGTTCCATTAGCACCAATATTTAAGCTACCATCTAAATTCTTTTTTGTTTTTGCAGATTCTATTATTTGTTTCTTTTGCATCTCAGCCGTAATAACAGTTCCGTCTTTTAACTTTTTATCTTTTAACTTACCAGATTTGATTGCCTCGTCTAAATACTTATTTAGATCTTGTTCCATGTTTTCGCCATCAAATCGCTTTACTTTACTACCTAACCCTTTAACTAAATTGTCATAATAAGCGGCTCTACCATAATTCCAAGCTTGTTTCATCGCGGCGCTTTCTTCTAATCCTTGTTCTTTAGCGGTTTCTTTTAGTTTGTCTTCTCTTTTTCTAGCTGGAGACTCTAATATAGCGTCTTTTTCAGATTGCAAATCGTTATATTCTTTATTTAGTTTTTTCGATTCTCTTAGTATAGACTTATTTTCTTTTCCAATAGCTCCTAATTGAGCATTTCTTTTCCATATTTCTCTTTGCTTTCTATCTACTTCAAAAAGATTTTCTACTTGTTTACTGTCAAGATCTGCTATTTTATTAAAACTACTTATGTCGTGTACTTCAATTTCTTTTAGTATTTCTGCTTGTCTAGCTTTAATAACATCAGCTTGTTTTTTATTTATACCTCCCTGTGATCTATTGTGACTTTGGTTTAGTATAAAATGATTTTCTGCATATTCGCTTTTTAAATCTCTAAATTTTTTAGTTTCTTCTCTTGTTTGAAGAGCGCCTCTAAAAGCATTACGAACTCCCCCAGCAACACCAGGTCCACCTATAGCCATAGATGTTACAAAGACACTAGCGAAGAAATCTGGATCAAGCCCTTCTATTAAACTCTTATTTTCTTTTAATATCAAAACGTCCATTAAGTTATGACCGACCTGCGTTGCAGTTTCCTCTAGCATCTCTGTACCAGGCACTTTTAATATAAAGTTTTTAGCACGATGTAAACCTGATTTAAACGTTAACGGACCTACTACTTTAGATGTGCCATATAAATCTTCAATCCAACGCATAGTACCCATTCTTTCTGCAACAGCGGCAATACCACCATACGTCATCCCCATAAAAGCTCTTTCTGCTTGACTATAGTTTAAAGCTTTTTCATTAAATTCTTTTTGCTCCTCCAACCTTATTCTAACATCTGGAGTTGTGTTCTCATCAGCTAAAGCCTCATCTATAAACTTTATGTTTTCCGCAGCATGTTTTTGAGCGATTTCCATTTCAGATACCTTTCCCATTCCTTCAACGCCAAAGAAAGTACCTAACACCGCTCTCCCCGCCCATTTAGCAGCTTGCTTACTACCGGTCTTAACTGCTAAACCATATGCACCAGCTGTTGATACACTAAGTATATTATTTCCAAGCTGTTCTCCAACAAAATCACCGAAACTATTCCAACTGTTAATATCTTCAAATTTAGTATCCTGTGGTAAATTAGCTTCCTTTTTCTGTTTTAAACTTTCTACATAATCTATATGTGAAACATAACTATCTTTTAAATATTTTGAAATTTCAGAATCTTTACCAAGTGTTTCTTGAGCGCCTAGTGCTACTATAGCCTTACCAGCTCCAAAAAGCTCTCCAAATATATCTCTTTCAATAGATAAACCTACTCTATAACCCCAATCGTAACTTTTATCTAAAGCGCTTAGCGCAGCTACTCTATCGTCAAACTTAGTAGCCATTGTTTTAAAATCATTTAAACGTTTTGACATAACTCTATTTTTAGCCAAAACTTCTTTTCTAGTATTTATATCTATATTGGGATCGTTAATAAATGTTGATAAATCATCAACTGATTTAATATTTAAGCTTTTCAAATATTCTTCATAAGCAGCATAATCTTCTTCTAAAACAGTAGATAAATCTGTTAAGTATTGATTTTGCATTTTAACAGTTTTCTCAGCAATACCTTTCTTTTGTTTCTGTGTTTGGAAAACAGTTTTGTTACTTGTATAACCTCTGTGATCTCTCCATCCGCTAGTTAGTTCTTTTGCTAGATCTTCCTGTTCGCCGTATAAATCTATAAAATCAGTTGAATATAATCCCCTTTCGTCCTCATCCATAGCAACACCATCATAAAAACTATCACCGATTTTAATATGGTCATTTTGGTCTAAGTATAGTTTTTTTAGACGACTAGATCTTTTAGACGTTTCTTCATTTTTAATATCCTCAAAACCTTTTGAAAGATTTTCTGGTATATCTTCTGTTTTTAAATCTCCAGTTTCTAAATATTTTTTGTATAAATTATATTTGTCTTTTCCAAAATAATTTATTAAATCTTCTTCTTCTGTGTTTTTGTATTCAGTATCTGTGCCTTGTACTGTTATATTACTATGTATACCATAACTAGGTCTATCAATACCGCTAAAGGTTACGGGTGCTTGAGTTTCGTCAATAGCTCTAGGTCTAAATAGATTGTCTGTATTAAAAAAACTATTTAAGATATTCTCTTTTAAAACTGGATCTTTGTCATAAGTTACAGCATCATCTATTAGAGGTAAATTTCTTACTATATCCTTGCTGTCTTTCGCTTCTGGTAATGCCAAAGAACCATTTTCCAATATGGACCCCATATCGCTTGACTCCGCAGTCGGGTCCGCACTTGCAGAGTCGCTTGTCTTTCCCACTTTAGTAGCATTGGGAAAATCTTTAAAGAATTTTTCTAGTTGATCAGGACTAACTTCATATCGTTGTCCATTGACCTCGTAAATTTCAAACATATTATTTATCTATTTGAGTTATATTGTGTGTTATTTGGAGCGTATAATTGTGTAAAACCTAATGATGGTTTTAATTGTATAAACGGCATTTCTTCAAAACTTGCTAAGGTAGCTATTAATGATTGCATTATTCTATGTTCTGGTAATACATTTCCATTTGGATCCATTCCTATAACATCTCCATTATTCTCTCCACCTTCAATAAGCCAAGTGCCGTTTGATTGAGGTATATATTGTTGTCCCCCGCCTAAATCTATTTTTGTTCTATTTTGTATATTGTTTTTAATAGTACTAACAACCTCTTTATCCATATATCTATGAGCGCCAACTTGTACGCTATTGCTACCACCATTATTTTTACCAGCTCTCATTTTCTTTAATCTCGAGTTTAATTGAGATTGATAATCTTCTTTAGCAAATTGCATCATTTTACCAGACACATATTCTCTTAACTCGGTTTCGTTAAAACCACCAGCTTCGTCCATACCAGTTACAGCGCCATCAATTGAGTCGTGTTTCTGCCACACATTCATCCAACTATCATTTTTACCTTTATGACTTTCTCTCCACATTTCGGCAATAGTTTTGTCTTGCCCAAATAAATCATCGTGAGCGGCTGAAATTAAAGTGTCTTTATTAGCTAACAATTTATCAATTGTTCTTCTATATTTTGCCTCATCAAATTTATGATCACCACTTTCAAGCGCTGCTTTAACGCTAGTGTTTATAGCATTATCCCAATTATCAGCAACAGCATCAGCTCTCATAACATTACCTTCGTCTAATTCATCTAATCCAACAGTTGTTACAGCCCCGTTGGCATCTTTTAATCTAATTACTGGATTTAAATACCCTTCATTTTCTGGATTACTTTCGACAAACAATTCGTAAGACAACTCGTTGTCTTTATCAACTAATTGATCTAGTTTTGTTCTATCTGCACCTTTAGAATATGTACCGGCTTTAATAGCTTTTAAATGCTCTGTAGTAAGTCCATTTACTTTTTTTAATTGACTAGCTAATCTTTGAGCATCTGAATATAAAGCTCGTATTTTATTTTTATCACCTTGTTGCTTTGCTACATCCATTTGAGTATTTAACTGTCCTAATACATCATTAACAACTTGAGAAGCCTGTGGATTTAATCCATCCATTGCGTTTATCAAAGCTGTTTCAGCTCCTTCTTCATAACGCGCGGCATATTTACCAGCTTTTTCTTCTAATTTAACCTTATGTTGCATCCATTCTTGAGCTGCTTGGGTAGCTATAATTGTAAATTGGTAAAACGGATCAGACATTAAATCAGCCTGTTCCTGTGCTTGAAAATATCTATTATATGCGTTTACTATTCCTTGATCTGCCATTAATTATTATTTATTGATTTTAATTTTTTCTGAAGTTTAACAACGTCTTCTTTCATTTCTGGAATCATACTATTGACTGGCACGCCGTTTATTCTGTAACCCATATCTTGAGTTAATAGATCATAACTAAACTCAACTCCATTATACACTCTAACACTAACAACATCGGTTTCTTTTATATCTTTAGCCCTTATTCCACTAACCTTATGCATGTCACAACAATTAACTTTTCTTACCGTGTCTTTATCTTTAATTGTAATTTCATAAAATCTTTTTGAAGTAGGGTCTTCTAAGTATTCATGTTTTTGTAAAACTTTTACTGGTATTCCTTCGTAGCCAATAATAATATCTCCAGGTTTTATATTTTCTATTGCTATAGGTGATTCTAATGTATCTATAAGAGTTCCTTTAGGTAAACATTTTTTTATCACTTTAGTTACAATAGTACTTACCATCTGACTTCTACCAGCAGATCTTGTTGCTGAAGCTTGTTTGCTAGCAGCGGCACCACCTAATGAAGCTTGTAACAATGTAGATATTCTATCTTGCTCCAATTGTTGTACATATATATCACCCTCTCTTTCCTTCATTTGTAATTCGTGATCCATACCTCTTGTAGCTAAATCAAGACTAAGCTCTGTGCCTAAATATTGCTGTTGTAATTGTCCAGCATAATCTCTTTGCTGTCTATCTAAATCCATTGCGGTTATCCTTGCGTCTCTATCTGCTTGGTCAGCCCAATCTCTCTGTCTTAAATCTTGTGCTCCAGCCCAATCTCTTGTTCTTAAATCATCTTGATCGGCCCAATCTCTCTTCATCGCGTCTAATTGCATTGCTTTATCAGCTGTCATTAAATCTAATTTAGCTGTTTCACCTCTTACTAATCTATCCATATCACCAGCATAACCTCTTTCAAGTTGATCTAATCTAGATGCTTCTGTAGCGCTTAACGTTCCAAGTCTCGCTTTTTCTTGTAACTCTCTAGTTTGCATTTGCGATTCCTCTTGCATTCTCATAGTGTCTAATCTAGAGGCTTCACCCCTTGTTAATCTGTCTATATCACCTCTTTCCGATCGTTTTAATCCTTCTATTCTCGCTGCTTCACCAGCTTCCATTTGTTCTAATCTAGCTTGTTCTCCAGCTCTTAATTGATCAAGTTTAGCGGCTTCACCTCTTTGTAACATGTCAATTCTAGTAGCTTCTTGTTTTCTCATTTTTTCATTATCAACCTCTTGTCTTGCTATGTCTACAGATTGTGATCTAGCGTCTTCTGAAGCTTGATTTGCTAATGTTTGTGCTAAACCAGCTATACCAGATCCACCAGCAGAACCAGACAGAGCATCCATTATATCCGCTCTTGCTTGAGATTGTTTTTGAGCAGCAAATTCCGCGGCTTCTGTTGAAACACCAAGCTCTTCCATTTGGTTTTCCATACCAGCATATTGATTTTTTAAATTAGCATACTGATTTTCCATACCGGTATATTCGTTTTTCATATCAGCATATTGCTCTTTCATTCCTTGGTATTGATTTTGAGCACCAGCAAATACGTTTTGTTGATCAGCGAATACATTTTCCATTCCCTCGAATTGATTCTCCATGTCACTATATACATTACCCATACCTTCGTAAGCATTAGCTACATTTGCATATTCGTTTGTCATACCGGCATAAGGATTTGCTCTATCAGCATAAGGATTTTCCATGCCAGCATAAGGATTTGCTCTATCAGCCATTGTGTTTTCCATGCCAGCGTATACATTAGTAGCGCTAGCAAATGGATTAACCACGCCTTCCATTGTATTTTGAAGATTTAAGTATGGGTTTTCATACTTTTGCTTCATATACATATCTTCGTATTTCGCGACTGTTCCAGATCCTAAACTTGATTTTGGAGTTGATGGTTTCTTTTTGCTACCCATATTATTTTTATTTTAGTTTTTCATAAGCTTTGTGATGTGTGTATATAAGATGGTATTTTTCAGGTAATACATTATACCCTAACTCTTGGCATCTACTAACAACACCTTTATATGTTGTCATCGCCCAAACCATTCTACAACCTTCTTCCAAGGCTACTTCAGAACATGTTTGGATTAAATCGATAATCATTTCGTATCTATCTCTGTTCTTGTAATCTGGATCTGAAATTAAATAATCAACATATCCTATATCTGAATTTGTTAAATATACGTATGCTGCGGCTATTATTTTACCTTCTTTCTCAACTACAAACCCTCCTAATCCTTTGTTTGGTAATAATCCAGAATCAGGAACTTCAATATCTTTATAATATTCCCACCATTTAATTAAAGTGGGATAGTCTTCTACTCGCACGGGGCGAATAATATAATTTTTTTCCATTTTATTTAATTTTATATAATTTAGTATATATATAGTTACACTTTTTGAGTATTATTTACTACTAGGAGACATTTCGCAACCCACAGAAAACAATTCAGCTCTTGATGTGGAATCATTTTTCATTTCAACTTCAGCATAATAACCCCTAACGCCAGATATATTTATTTTATTCTCTTTACCAAAAAACACATAGTCCCCACCATTTGGTGTTTGCGCTTCCGCGTCAATATCAACCACAATGGTGTAATGTTTTGCCCCCTTAGACAAACTAATACATTTACCAAATCTATATATATCTCCAGTTTGTTTTTGTGTTATAGGGTCAATTCTAACGAAATATATAATATCCCAAGCACCGTTATCAATGTTAGTTGTATTGTTAGCAACATTTGTTGGTTTAGCTTGTAATGACACGTTTATTGGATTTGGTAATGTTAAAGTTGCTGTTGCCATATTATGCGTGGTTTAAAATATCATTAATATTTAAAGTTATATACGTATGTCCACCAGCATCATAACCGTGCTTTATTGTAATCTCTCCTGATATTACAACTGTTTTTGGGCTAGGACTATTATCTATAGTATACGTTAAATTATCATATGACACTATAGAAGCTACTGTTGGATCAGTGTTTGTTGAACTTTGACCTGTAACCTGTGTAAAATCATCTGCTGTAAAAGTTCCGTCAGCAGATATAGCATTAGAATGTGAACACGAGAACGAAAAAGCTGCTTTATGTGTAGTAGCTCCTCTAGTGTTAGAAAAATAATAATATTTATTTGTAACAGTATTAGCTGGTAAAGTCCAACTAGTGTCACTGGTTTCTATTATTTCTAATTTAGTTTGTTGTAACGGCCATTGATCTATAAATATAGTTGTTGGTGTTTTTGTAAGTTGGCCACTAAAAGTACCACTTTTAAATTCACTTAGTAAAATTCTATATTCAAGAGTTAATGATGATTCTGGAAATTTTATTGCTTTTTCGAATTTACCATTTAATGGTATAGTAGCTATCTCTTCTTTTTGTATAAATTGAGCTCTAGCTTCAGGCGACAATCTAGGATGTGTAGTAACAGCTAGTTTAAATTTAGTATTATGATCTCCAAAAACCTGTAATAATCTAGACTCTCCTTTTGGACGTATATCAGAGATATTCATTTTATAACTATAAATTTTACCAGTTGTAACCACTTTACTATTTACTGCCTCGGCAAAAAACTCGATAACATCTGTTGTTGGTAATGTTGTTAATGGTCTTCTATAATTTACAGTAAATGTATATGAATTATCTACAGTGTCTTTAGCTAAAGTATAGTTATAATTATTTGGTTCACTAGTTTTTTGAAAACTAATAACTGGTACTTTACTAAAAACACAATCAGTATTAGGTGTAAACTTTCTACTAGTTATTATAGCAGAGCTAGTATTTGGAACACCGTCTAAAGATACTGAAGTAGTAGAACTTTGACTATCCGTTATATTAAGAAGATTTGTTTTTATTGTTACGTTCGCCATATTATTGATCTATTGCTAAAGTTGGTTCGCCAATTATATTTAAATAAGATTCTATATTAAAATCTGGAAACGGATCTGATGAAACACCATAGTTCACGGTAATAGGTATTTTAACAACATTAGCATAGTAACCCGACCCTGATGTTCCCGCTCCTAAATCTGTAATTGTTCCAACTTCTACCATGTCGTTTGAGCTTCTAACCTGAAACTGACTAGCTGCTACAGCATACTTTAAACCGTTAACAGTTTGACTATGTATATAAAAATCATGGGTTGTTGCCACTAGACCTGTTGAACCAACCTCTTTATTTGTTTTTATCTCAGTAGTTGTTTGTGTTCTATCCGTTGAAGATGTGTTTACCACAAAAGTAACATCATCAACCTTAGGTGTTATATTTATACATTTTATATTTTTAACCGTACCACTAGTTTCAGCGCTTTTATAAAAATGTATACCTTCACCTTGCTCACCAAACGTTCCTTGAGAATACTTATTATCGTTATATGTAAAATATCGATAAATTTTTCCATTATCATTTCTTTCTGCAGTGTTAATTGCACTACCATCAACCATATTAGCCCCATAAAAACCAGATGTAGCGCTACCAGAGTAGTTTTCTATTTCAGCTTCTATATAGTATCTATTACCTCTTTGTAACCCACCAATAATATTAGTTATATAATATAAACCAGGTCCATCTGTATCTTGAGGTGTATTTGCAGTGTGTTCAATCCATGATATTTGTGTTGCGTTTTCAACAGTAATACCTGTTGTGTTATTTATAGTATCTTCTAAATAAACAGTATCTTCAGGATAGTTAAAATCAACAACTGTTCCACTGCCAGGATTATAATTAACACCACTACCACTAGTAACAGCATCGACTTCTGGTTCAGAACTCGGTGTAATCGCTTTTATAGATAGAGTTTTATAGTTCGCATGACTAGTTGATATACCAAGTAATACACCCAGTCCTTGCGATGTAAAATCTTTAATATCTATATCTGTTTCTGTTTTTGTTATACCTGTTATATTGTTAAACCATTTACCCTCTCTCTCTTTAAAACTAGCAACTTCAGCAGATTCTAAATCGGTAATTATAGAGTCAGTATACCAACCTGATTTTAACAGTTGATTTTCTTGACCAGTTTCTTTTTCATATAATCTAGATGTACTACCTTCATAATTAATAGTGTTAAAGTTTTTAATTTCATCAACTAAATCATTAAACATAAACTTAACAGTACTTTCATATTGTGTATTGTAAAAATTGTTTCTTAAAGCATTTGTGTGATGTTTCCATATATCACCATTTTTAAATGTATAATATTCTCCGTTTATAGAAGTACCAGATTCAGCTAAGAAAGATTTGAAACTTGTCCACCCATTTACTTTTTCAGAGAAACTTACAGTTGTCTCGTCTAAAGTTAAATTATAAGTATCTCTATTTTCATCATAACTACCAATCATTGTATTGTTGTTTGGTAGATTATATTTAAAGTAACTAATCATATCTTTATCAGATATTGGTGTTAACCCATCAGCGGATAATCTTAACACCGCGCCCCTATCTCTATCGGTAAAATAAACTCTATAACCGAAATTTGCAAATGATTCTGGATTTCTTGATATACCATACTCACCAACAAAAGGTATAGCTTGTCCCAAGACTTTGTCTGTAGCTGTCATTTGTACCGAACCATCTGCGTTATATAGAGCATCTTTATTTGCTAAAACTTTTAAAATTTTATCTTCACAAAAAGCAACTATATTAGTATTTCTAGTAAATAGTTTTTGTATACTTCCGTATTCTGGATTTAAACTTTTTGTTATACTTTCAGCGGCAATAAATTGATTAAGTTTGTTTACAGAACTTGTTGAGTTATATATTCCTGAAAATATTAAACCACTACCTAAATACTCTTCTTTATATGTTTCTTCTAAAGTTGTAGAAACTCTAGGGCCTTTATCTATTGTAACCGCATTAAAATCATCTCTTAGTCTATTAGATTCAACACCATTTCCAAAAGCAAAAGCGTTGTGCCATTTTAAAGTTTCCAAAGGTATAAATATATTTTCAGGATTATCTGCTACAAACTGTTCTGTAGGTAACAAGTAATCTTTATAATATTTGATTCTACCAGATTGATCTCTTTTAGAGAGTCTAATCGTTATACCTAAAGGTAGATCTTGACCAGGTGTGTATATCTCTGGAAAAAGAGGCGCATCGTCCCAAGTGTTTTTGTTTATTCTAAATATTCTCGAACTACTATTCATCCAATCATAACCCTCTCCATGTATAATTCTACACACCGGTTTTGTTTCGTCATATTCAACCTTTTTAAGAGAAAAGTTATTTAATATTAATTTCTTTTTGTAATTAGTAGTGCTATCTGTAAGTTCTATAAATATTTTTGCTTGGTTACCAGATGCACCTGTTTGTGAACTATCCCACGTGAATTGGAATGTGTGTTTTGTTGGTGATGTAGAGGGTGGGACAGCTTGCCAATTAACGCCAGGATTAAGTGGATAGTATGATGTCCAAGCACTACCATCATGACCTCTAACTATCAACTTGGTTGACTCTGGAGTACCTCCGTAATTATTTTCATCATTGTCTAAATGTTCTATATCAAGTAGTATTTCATATGTTGCTCCATCTTGAAAAGTAATAAGATCACCACCCGAAGTACCATCGCCATCGTACTGTAAATTATTAAAACTTCCGCTGGCGCCGTTAGGTTTTATAACTTCTAACCTATGATTAGTAGCGTCATGTGTTGCTGTTATGTTTGGCGTGTCATTAATAGTCCACTTAGCCGCTCCTGTATTAGTACCTGAATCAGCTGTTGCAAAATCAGAGTTATCTAACATTTCATCACCAAAAATTTTAGCATAAGGCAAAGCGTAACTACCACCTGGTTTGTATATAGTTCCAGCGTTTACATCAGAAAAATAATTACCACCAGCAACATTGTAAGCCTCGTCATTAACAGATGTGTTATTAAGTGCTTCTATATACATTCCATCTTGTAATACCATTCCAGTTTCTGGAGTTTCGTAATAAAGATTTAAATCAACTCTTTCTTTTGGTTCTATTTCAAAAACCGCTGGATTAAAACTTGTATAAGCTTTTTCACTAGGTCTTTTTTCTACTATTTGAATTTGTGAAGTTGTACCAGCAGCGCTATCAGTAAAGGCAGTTAATGGTGAATGTGTACCATCAGTATTATAACCAGTACCATTTCCAATCGTCGCGGTTGGACTCCAAACAATTGTTTTGTTTAAAATTAAATCTATTCTATAACCAAAGTTCTCTTTGCTTTTATCTAATATATAACCGTCTATAGAAGTACCATATTTACGTCCATTTGGTAGTTTATGATCATAATTTTGAATAATTCCTTTGTTTTTTACTTCTAGAATTGTATACACTGTTTCTGAAGGATCGTCTTGCCATTTGAATTGCGTTCCTTCTGTTATTAAAGATTGTAATAAAGGGTGATTATCAAACCATTGGGCAGATAATTCTCCATCACCAGCATCATTCCAAGTGTTTGTATCTATATCGCTAGAGCTTGGATCTGGTTCGGTATTTGTACCACCATCAGTAGCACTACCTGCGGTATTATCAGTACCTTCATCTATCTCTCCAATACCAGCGAATTTAAACGAACACCAAGAATTACCTATTATGAACCCATGACCTATCCTGCTGTTAAACTCTGTAGCTTTATAACCATTATATGCGTCGTTACCAGTAGACCAATTCCAAGACCAACTTTGATCAATACAAAATCTTTGCGGTACACTTCCATCAATTTGTTTCCCCCAATCTTCTTTTCTCCAAGTACCCGTCCAATCCTGTGTATATGGGTTGTCCCAAGTTGTAGCAGAAGAAGCTCCAGAAGCAGTTATATCTATTGTTTTAGCTAACACGGCAGGGAACTCAGCTACATCGCTACCGTTGTAAGCACCATCTAAAGTTGTAGCATCATAACCTGCACCATCTGAACTTACGTGGAAATCAAAATTTCCCGCTTGAAGTTCAGGGTCACCATTAGCATCAGTACCCCAAACTCTTCTTATCCATAACCAATCATCAGTATCTTGCCCTTTATCAGCGTTTGTATTATTAGCGCTGTTTTCATAAACATGCGCCCAATACGCGTCTTGTGCATTTATTATATTATATCCAGAATCTTCAATTTTCTGCTTTTGACCAACATGCGTGTCAAACGCCGCGTCTTTTGCAATTTTAACAAAAAACTTACCTTCATACGCGTTATCAAAATCAATAATTTCTTCTCTATAATATTCTATAAATAGTTTTCTACTAGCAGTATAAGAAGTGCCAACAAAGCTAATATCATCATCAAAAGGTTCTACTAAAGTAAACTCATAATATGCGTCATCTTGATTCCAAACGTCAGCAGTTGAAGAGTCTGCCGTTGGAGACATTGTACGTGATATATGTAGTATTTCGTAGTATTTAGAAAAATAACTTGCTCTACCACCGCTTTGTTTACCTATTCTTATATATCTACCTGTTTGATCATCTATAACAGCTTCCTTAAAAGCATTGTTAGCGTGTACAACACTACCTTTTAATCTAAAAGTAGTTTTATTTTTACTAGGATAAAATCCTGAATTACCATTGTAACTAGTTTGTGTGAAAAAATGTAATCCTTTTCCATCGGTGTTGTATATTCTACCACCAATAGATTTTCTAACCATTTTTATAAACTCTGGGGCGTTACCTTGTTTGGCTAAAATTTTATATTTAGCTGTTCTTAAAGGCGCTAAAGCTTTATCAGTATCATGACCTTTTTTTAATATTAAATAATCATCAACAGATAATTTGTTAAAATCACTAGAAGGAAAAGACAACCACACGTGGTTACTTTCTTCTGCTTGCCAAAATCTATCTAAAGATATATTGTAATAAGAAGCCGCGTTGTCTTTTATATAGTATTTATAATGTGTAACCCAGTCTGGAGGAAAATTATTTATACCAGCGATAATAGAATTAGCATCTTTAGCATTCTTTTGATCAATCTGTATTAAACCATTTTCAGAAGAAAAAACCGGGGATTGTCTACCATATTTATCTAGATAACTAATACCGACTTGATATTCTCTTATAGATTTAATTGTTTTTCTAGATTGAATAGCTGATTGCACTCCTTGTGATATTAACGATGCTTCTATAGTTGGTTCATCTGAAGGTGTTATATCGTATTGCTGAGTATAGTTTCCAAATATAATTCTATTTGCAGAAATCTCTTGTGCTTTAGCTTTTCTAGGTATATTATCATAAGGACGTAATAACTGCTTGCTTTCAACTAAGGCGTGGTATTTTTCTTTAGTAATTTCGTATTTACTAAAATTATCTAAATCTGATCCTTTTATTGTAGTGAAAGTATATATACTATTGCTATTAGATTCTTTATAGAGAATATCTAATTCAACAACATCGTGGGGCATAGTGTCAAAATCATCTAATATTACACGTCTAACTTGGTTTTCCATAGCTAAATTATAACCATCTTTAGCATCATATTTATAATCATTATCAGGTACAAAAGCAACCTCTGTAAAAGCTGATATAGCGGAATATTCACCATCTTTATATTTCCATCTATAAGCAAATCTAGGAAATACTTTTTTAAATATAGGTTCTTCGTCTAGCAACTCACACTCCCACTTAGTATGATCTTCAGGTGGTAACTGTGCTAAACTACTATCTATTGAGACTATCTCAGCGTTAAACATTTTTCTAATATCATTGCTACCAGCTTTACCCATATCTGTTTTAGTCACAGTAACATCATATACCTCAATATCGTCTATGTTACCAGCGAAACCACGTCCTAATAAAATACTTAATTGATTTGCATCTTTATCTTGCTGCCAATATACTGTGTGTGTCCCGTTTTCTACGTCTAAATAAGTAAGTCCTTCTTGTTTGTAATTACCTAATAAATTATGCATAGCGTGAGCACAATGCTTCCAAAGCGCTATATAACAGCCAGAACCTGATAAGCTTTCATCAACTGGGTTAGCAATATTAAAACCACATGACACGTAGTTAGTACTAGATATTTTATAATCCATTCTATAATAATTACCCTCTACCAACTTAAACGTTCCAGTACCCGCGCCTCTAACACCGTCTGCTCTAGCTGGATAAGAAACTATTTGAGCGGTTGTACCGGTTATAACGTCCATTCCACCACCCACGTTAGTTCCCCAATTTACTCTATTAATATTATTATTAGCCCACACGTAAACACGTGCTAACGTACAAGTATCTAATCTTTCGTGATCGGCGTGACTTGTATCGTTTTGATGTGGATTATTTACATGAAATATCACTTTGTTTCTATTTATACCATCATCTAAAGCGCTCTCTTTCCAACCAGCCGGAACATTTTCACCGCTACTAACCCAATCTCGAAACGTTATTACGCCATATTGATCATCACTGCTTCCATCACCAACGCTCCAACCTGGTTTAGTACCAGTATTAGTAGTAGCAGTTTGTGCGTAGCCCCAATTGTTATATAATCGAATAAACATTCCCGCACCACTCGTACCAGTTACATTACTTACTGTAAATCGATATTTGTATTCACCACCTGGTTCAAAAAATAATCTATCATTAGATGATCTGTCTGTAGTGTCGTCTCCAAAATTAATTTGCTGTATATTCGCCCACTGCTTGGCTGGTCCACTCCCTACAGTTGAACTTGCGGACGGGTTATTTATTTGTACTTCACCGCTTTGGTTCCATTCCCAGCTTCCAAGATCCTCGCTACCACTAGCGTCGCTATATACTTCGTACCAGTAAGATAGTTTATTAGAATCACTTGGTTCAGCAGAATTAAAACTACCATTTTTTATCATTTGTAATCCAGTAGTCCAATCAGCAGTATTAGTAGAACCATCATTTAAATCAGTGGTACCGCCAGAAAAAGATAAATCTCCTCCATCCCCACCTTGTATGGCAGTTAGATAACTACTAGTACTTACTCTAAAATCAGGGTCATTGATTTTACAATTTTCAGTTCCAGACCATGTTGTTGAATGAGCATGTCCATCTGCCCAGGTTTCAGGATAAGCTGCTCTTTCGCCATCATCCGTAACCCAATTACCACCACCACCGGGTTGAGTATCAGTTTTATGTTTCCAACTTTTTATATCTTGATCTGTAGTTCCAATATTTTGAAAAGCGTTATTAATTTCTTTATTTAATTTAACAACAACATTTATATCATCTCCATTAGGTGCTTTTTTAACATTAGTCATTTTAACAAGATCACCAACTTCATAATCAGGTTTTGGAGAAAATACCAATGGATTTATTCTTATAGGATTAGAATAAACCGCTCTACATTGTAATTCACTTACAATAACACTAACGCCGTTACGTTTGAAAAGTGATAACGTACCCGTACTTCGTGCCTCAAAATTTTTATTAATAATATATATATTAGTAGAACCACCGTGAGACGCAGTGTGGCTTAATTGTAAATTTGTAGTCGACATTTGCTCACTATCTCTCGCGTTTAAGTGAGAAAAACCTGCGGCAGGTCTGGTAGTATCATTTAATTGATCATCTATTATTGTAAATTTAGCTCTAACTGTATATGTATAACCTTTTTGTAATCCTTGAACAACATCGTGTAAATATTGATAACCGTCAGTACCACTACCATTAACATTTAGAGCAACTCCTGGTGATGGGTAGATTGCCCCGTGTTGCGTTGTTGTTGTTGTTGATATGTTACCTATATAACGATTTCCATCACCTGACCAACCACTACCAAACTTTCCAACTGAATTAGTATAATGGTCTTCTGGATTGATTATAGATGGTTCAAATAATGTCCCTTGAGAATCAGTGATTATTTTACCGTCTGGCCCGTGATTATATTCTACAGCTTTTGTACCAGGTGGTTTTACTACTATCTCGTCATCTTCGTTTTTATATGTCCAAAAAGAAGCGTTGTTATTATAACCCCAAGAACCTACAGTAATTCTAGATCCTTTCTTAAAATCATGCATTTGATCATCAAAAGTATGCCGATTAGTACTCATTCTCACGTAAAGTCTTCCACCTATTTTATCTTGATTCACTAAATATCCACTATCAAGACCCCCACTTTCTCTAATAAGCCAAACGTGATGTGGAAAATGCTCGTTTATACTACACCACATTTGCCAAGCATGTTTATGATAATCTTCTTGATTAGTAAAACTATTATCAACGTATAATGAATTACCAGTTTTCCATCTAGTTGGATCAGCTGGATTATATTTATCATCAAGATATAAAGGGTGTTGAACGGTAGAGCCAAGCGTGTTTGAATCTAAACTCGCGAGCATAGCATTGGAAATATCAATCTGTACCAATTGATCAACTTGGCTTGGTGTTATACCTTTTGTATGGGTATGACCAATAGCATCTTTAGCTAAAGTGAATTGTATGGCTTGCATCCAACGTATAGTATCACCACTTCCATCAAGCATAGGTGTGCCATAATTATACGTTGTATTATATGTTGTTTCACAAAAACTATCAATTACACTACCCTCTGGTTTAGTGGTTGAAAACAACCTCATGTTAGGAGCGTTTAATGGATATTTTTTTATTAAAGTAATATCTTCCTCAGTTATATTTCTTGTATAAGACCCTGTAGCATCTTTTACTTTAGTAGTTCGATTCCAATCAAAAGCAATTTCTTTAACAGATATATTATCTATTATACAATTCAAAGGACCCCAATCACAAATTAAATAAAAACCACTTGCATACGTATAAGCAGTGTGTAGATTATACACAGTGTGCGTGTCGTTAGTAAGTCCTGTTGTTATTATAAATGTTTTTGTACCATCAACACCATCACTGATCGAGGTATTCATTATAGTACGAGAACTATATTCGTCTACTAAAACAGGTTTAATTGCTCCACCTGTCCAACTAGAAATATCAAAAGTTATTTGATATGTTTTACCACGCTTGATATTAGCATTTCTATCGTGAATTGCTTTCCCTGAGGTTACACTGACCGCTATAATATTATTAGAATTATAATCCCATCCCGCATTTGGCAAGCTAGTGCCAACAGAATTCGTCCATCCATTAGCGTTTCCAGTAAAAGAACCATTATTGACAAGTTCAGGTCCTACGAAAGTTGTAGTACTAAAATTAGTTATATCATAGGAACCAGCTTTACATCTTTCTATATTGATTTTTTTAGGTTCGTTTTGTCCATCTGTCCAAAATAACATTCCGTCCAAAATATTGATACCGGTTATATACTCTACGTCTTCAAAGTTTAAAAATCTATTAACTTGTCTTATTCTAATATTATCTATAGAAAAGGCACTGTTATTAGCGGTTAAAGAATTGTGGTGTATCCACACTGCATTATCTCTTTGGTGACCCGAGCCACCAACATAATCGCCTTGTACCCAACGTGTTTTTTTAACACCAGAAGATTCAACATCTAATCTTACGTTCTCCCCTTTTGGCCCATGATTAGTTAAATATACACCACTCTCTTGATCTGATCTTAAAATAGTAACTTCATATTCTATTTCATACTCGTAGCCTTCTATAAGATTTATTTCATCCACAAATAACCTCATATTACCAGCTCTACCCCAAACAGCAGTAGCGTTGCCACCTGTAATATCCCAAGATTTACCTTCTGTACCATGTGATTCTGGTGAGGCGTTACTCCAACCACCTTGTGAATCCCAAATTGTAATCTCATTCCATACAGGGGCTCCACTCCCTATGGCGTTTGGGTTTAAAGTAGTAGATGTGAAACTTTGTATATAGGTATCTTCCATACCATAATCTACTAAAACTGGAGAAACATTTCTTAATTTTATATCATATTCAGCAATAGCATCAACATCATCGCCTTTTATAAACCAATATATTTTGTCCTTTTCTTTACTAACAATAGAACCAATACATTTACCACCTGAGATAATATCACTTAAATTGGACTGAACCGTGTTTCCCCAAGTATTTTGCAGCGCCCCAACATCATCACCTTGTGATGTTGAAACCTCTACGTTTAAAGCATCTCTATATTCGTTTTTAGGCAAAAGTCTCTCATCGAGATCTTTATTCATTTTACCACCTAAAAAAGTATTTTTGATTTCAGGCATGTATTAGTGTTTTATGTGTTTTGACATGTTTCTTAATGTCTGAGTAATTTCTTCTAATTTTATGTTAGACAATCTTAATTTAGCTTTTCTAGTTTCAGCAGTTCTATCTCTTCTTAATCTCATAATAACATTATCAGGTATACCAACTCTAGTTGATAATATTCCATAGGCTATCCATTTGTACATTGCTTCTTCTGCCATTTTATGCACTTGCATTTCCCCATCTGTCCCTAAACTATCACTTATATATTTTAATATGATTGTTTCACCTTTTAAATTAGAGCTAAAATGTATTTTTCCTGTATTGTCATCTATATAATAAGAACCATTAACTTGTGCATGGGAAGGTTCTAAACCATATCTTTGTCCTAAGGCGGTTACATAATAATCGTCATCATACTTTTCTTGATTTTCAGCAGGTGTGTTATCTTTATATTTTTCCCAAGTATTAGATTCTGATTGATATTCTAAATCAGTACTAACTAATTTAACACTTGATAAAACCACAGCGCCACTATAAGGAGACGAATATAACGTAACACTCGTTTTATTTGCTATAAATTCTATACTATGAGTACCAGTTGTAGATGTTATTGGATTGTACCATTTATTTAAACCGTTACTAGGATAAGTTAATTTATCCGCATTAGTTGTTGGTTCGTTTGATAAAAACACATTAACACCAGCAGCGATAGAATCAACAGTTATAGTTATTTCGTATTTATTACCCTTAGTTAGTGTAGGTAAAGATATCGAAGAATACGTATCGTCTGCGGGAAACGTAATTGTACCAGCAGAAGTATTTTGTGTTATATTTGTGGTTCCGTGAGCCCAAGATGTTGTTAGATCTGGATACGTTATCATTTCGGTAAAAGATTTATAAGAACCGTCTGTGTTTTGATCTATAGCCTTAGGATTAGATGTTTTACTTGTTGGATATATTATATGCTCTATACCAGCACTGTCCATCCAAGATAATTTCACGTAATTAATATAATCATGCGGTAGCGTCATTGTTAAAGATGATGGCAATTCTATTTCTTGAGATTTAACAGATTTAAAAGTATCAAAAGATAATTCAGCTAAAGCTCTTTGTGCATGAAAAGCAACAATAGGCATTTTTACTTTTGGTATTAAATTATCTTCTCCAACATAAGCTATCATAAAGTTATTTATAATATCATCTAAAGAGATAAATTGATAGCTACCAAAATCACTTCCGTTATAATAATCTTCTTGTGTTAAATTGTCTAGTAATCCCATGTTTTTTTATTATTTAGTTTCAGCTTCTTTAGCCAACGCAACTTGTAGTAATTCTCCGTCTTTTATACCTATACCAGCTAATGCTAATATTTTTATTACTAAAGTATTTTCTTCTGAGTCGTGAAGTTCAAAATCTGTAGATGTAGAACTATTATATAATGCAACACTATTTACTTCTGTATAATTCCATTCTACTTTGTTAGGTTTTCTTATATAATTAGCACTTATGCCATCTTGTATTGATTTTGGGTATACGTTTATACCGTTTTCTCCTTTTATATATACAGGTCTTTTTAATGTTGGTTTTGCTAATTTAGAACTTAATAAATATGTTATATCATTACCTCTAACTTGTTCCACAACACATCCTTCTGTTTCAGCTGCAACTTGTCTAACTATAATATCTGTAATTGATCCATCAAAAGCTTTTTGTCTAAATATACTTAACTTAGTTGTGTTACTACTACCTTGAACCCAATATTTCGTATATTTACCATTTACCATATTACTAGCATCGAATAAAACCATATTATCATTTGTACCATCATCTAGCTCATTACCTATAATAGATTCTGCTAAATGATTTCCTAAATATAATTTCCCAGCTGTAGCATTATCTACTGTATATGTTATAGAGTAAGTATTACCTTCTACTAATGACATCGCGTTTTCAATATAACCCGCAGATTCTAAAGCATTACCACTTAAATCATCATTACCCCAAGCTTTGTTTAAGCGATTCCCGTTTTGATCTGGATATTCCGTTTGAAATCCTTGAGCATCGTGTCCATCTCCAAATTGCCAAGAATTTTCAGGTCTTATAGTCCACTCATTACCAACTTCCTGGATTTTAACATCATCAACTTGGCATGACAACTCATCAGATGAAGACGTACAACTAGTTGATTTCAAATGAAAAACACCGTTGGTAGATTGGTTTAATGGACTTGTAATCCAAGGAGCACTCGATACTTTACTAGGTTTTACTATAAAAGTATGTGTTCCATTTCCTCTAACTATTCCCTCGGTAGGATCAATTGTAACATTGTTAGCTGACATAATGTTTAACGAGGCGAAATAACCGAGTTCAACTCCACCTATAGTATAATTCCAACTAGCCCCTGGATTAACAATAAAACCTAAACCACCCTTTGTAAAGTTGCTTAATGTAAGAGTAATTTTATATGTTTTATGTGGATTAAAATCATAAGCGATATAAGCGGTTTTTGGTTCATGAGTATCTGTAAAAGTTAATTTTCCACCACTTATTGATATTGACGGATCGGTTGCATACCACGTTGAAGTACTAAGACCACTAGATTGAAGATCGCTACCTGAACTAAAAGTAAATGCGTTACTATTACCAGTTATTAAGTTATTACCACTAGTATCGTTAAAATTAGGATCTGTACATAAATTAGAACCTATTGTTAAATACTTAACAGAACCTAATCGATATAAATCTGAAGGGAAAGTAAATGTTGAGTGAAGATTTTCACCCGTTTGAGAGTATATAAGATCACTTCGTTTTTCGAAGTTTTGTATTTTTTCTAGCAATATATTTTTTATATCAGCATATTGTGTGCTATTTTTTTGACCAAACTCTACTTGGTTTAATTTAAAGAAATAATCTTCAAATATATCCATCTGTGCTTGATTAGCAAATAGATTAAATTGTTGAGGATTTATATAGCCTCTTTGTTCTTTATTAGCAATTGCTAAAACTTTTTGATATACCGTATCTATACTTATTGCCATATTTTTTATATTATAATAAAGTAACCACCCCGAAGAGTGGTTACTCTATTAGGGTTGTTACGAATTTAATCGTTTTTCAATATTGGAGTAAATCTCCATACCTTCATCAGTTTTAAACCATTGAGCTAAAGCTGAATAAGGATGTTCATCAAAAGGAACACTCATTAATTTTCTGTCGTTAGAACCCCATTTAAAAGTTCTTTGATCAGGAGAAAGTTTAATTATACCTTTTTCACAAGCTCGAATACCCATGTTTCTAAGTAAAACATTATCGTCATTTACTAAATCTAAGAACAATTTAGGGTTTTTCTTAGCATATATAAGTAAATCACGTTTAAGCTCCTTAGAATTCATCGTAGATACTTTAGAACCCAACTCTACACGCATAACAGCTTCCGCCATATCAACATCTAGCATTTGAGCAGCATTTAAAGCTTCTAATTCTAATTGAATTACATCTATTTGATTTTCTGCTTTTTTAACAGGATCTGCTTCTAAAAATAATTTACCTCTCATAGGGTGGTACAAAGATAATAATTTCTGTAACACTTGTTTATTTCTAGGAACAAATAAAGATCCATTTCTAAAAATAATATGATCTAATCTATGCTCTCCTTTCATTTCATCTACAAAAGGAGTTTGTTGATTTCTAGTATATTTCAACTCTCTTTCATAACCTCTTTCTTCATCAAAATAAAAAATATCTGCTGCTTTTATAATATGAGATAAAGGCGCTTTTCCACCGGTTAAATAATACATTCTATCTTTAATCACCCAATTTTGTTCAGGTTTTGGAGTTTCTTTTTGTTTTGGTTCTTGTATAGAACCTGTTGTTTGTTTAGGTGATGATTGATTCGTATTAGAACTATCATTAAACCTAATTCTTTCGTTTGCCATAATATAATATATAATAAAATTAATAAAAATAAAAGGGAGTGGAGACTAGCCCCACTCTCTTTTAAAAATTGATTAGTTCAATAACATGAAGTTATTAGCACCTTGTACAACTAGACATCTTTCAGATAAATAGTTTACTTGCATCTTATCAATGTCGCTTGTAGCAGCACCAACAGAACCAGTAATCCAAGTTTTGAATTTTCTGCTTTCCATTTGTGAAGCTCTATAACGAACGTGTAAGAATGGTCGTTTAAGGTTTTTACCTAATATCTCATCATAAACTGAAGATACACCAGCTGGAATCATAACACCTCTTACTGCGTTAACAGTATCTCTAGAGTTAATCGCCCCTCTTGTACCAGCATCGTTTAAGTATTTCCAATCAGTCTTATAGAAATCATAAGAACCTCTTCGGAAACCTGAGAATCCTAAGTTAAGCGCCATATCTTCTGAATTGTTGAATACTCCGTAAGAAGTACCACCAGCACCATAAGAATTCATTGAAGCTAACATGTCATCCATTGCAAGAGCAGTTGCTCTGTTAACAAACATCATGTTTTCTTCAATAGCACCTTGCTTATCAAACTCAGCTAAGATAGCATCAAATTCAGCTAAATCAGTAGAAGCGTTGATACCAGTAATACCAGATGATTTATTACCTCTATCTTCTATAGCTGAGAATAAACCTTCAGTACCTGTTGGTTTACCAGCTGCGAAAAGAGTAGCGTCAACATCTGAATTACCGCTAGCCATTTGACCTTCAATACATGTCATCTCTAAGTGATCAGTAAAACGTGCTCTAGTATCACCTTCAGCTTTTAAATACCAAAGATATCCAGTTTGTCCTTCTTCACCTGTAACTTCAACCCAACCAATCGCAGAAGTATCAGATCCTGAAACCTGGTACATGTCTTTGATAATAACTGGTTTGTTGCTATAAGATTTGAAAGATGGTTCGTTAGCTCTATCAAAACCAGTAACCCCTTTCTTGAATTCAGAACCATAAACCATCATAGTAATATTATCTGAATCACCAAAACCTGCATCGTCTAAGTGTTGGAAGTTGTAAGGTCTTACCACGATAAAATCTGTTGCAGAAGTATGTGCAGATGCGTCCGCCGCGCCTACACAATCAATTACTGAAACATAACCTCTAACTGTTTTTCCAGCGCTTGAAGCTAATAAAACTGTATCACCAATTCTTACACCGTGGTCCGTACCAACATCTTGTCCATCAACATCTAAATCTAGTTGAATAGTACTAATGTTAGCAGTACCAACTGTACCTGTAAAAGTTAAGTGTAACCTACCTTGTTCTGACCAAACTACTTGGTCTGAGGACATTGCCTCTTCTGCACCTACCTGAGATAAGAATCCAGAAACAGTTCTTTTTCCAAAGACTTCAGCTTCTTTTTCCATTAAATCTGGTAAATACTGTTGTGCCCAACCGTCAGCTCCTGAGCCATCAGTTGTCGTAAAATCTAGATAATTTGTAGATAACGTAGCTTGTCTTGCTGCTGGCGTTATATTCAAATTATCTCCTGCTGTAATTGCCATTTTATATTTATTTTAAAGTTATTTATTGTTTTTAATTTTCCATTTAAAACCTGCAGAATTATCACCTAACACTTTAAACTTTGGACCACCAATATTTTGAGCCTGTCCATGTGATTGTCTAGGTTTCATATCGATGTTCTTTGCTTTGGCAACACTATCTTTCATAGCATCTGCCTTACCTTGTTCATAAAAATGTTTAGCGATTGCGTCAGCGTTTAACCCTGTGAATAAAGCTTTATGATAACCAGCAGCGTCTTCTAAAGCATTAGTTTTTTTGTTTAGAAACTTTCCAACAAAATTACCAGCATCACTCTGTGTTTCTTTTACTTTATTAGCGTCTTTGACATTAAACCTAAATCTTTTTTCCCCAACATTATATTCAAAACCTTTGAATTTGTTTCCAAAAAATTCATTTGTTTTTTTCTCAAAAACATTAGTCAGTGTTTCGCCTTTTAAACGCGTTTTTTCTGAGTTTTCTTTGTATCTATTAAAGAAATCAACAGCTTTCTGTTGCTCTTGAGTGAGTCTCGATCCAGCTTTTAATTCTTTATAATACCTGGACTTTTGCCCGTCCAAATGGGCTCTAGCGCTGGCAACTTGCTCTTTTAGCGCTAATTTTTTTCTTCGTATATCTCTTTCTTCATCTTCTTCTTCATTATAAGAGAACGAATCTTCCATAAGGAAGTTAATTTCTTCATCATTTAAATGTTTCTTTGTTTGTCTGTAATATTCTCTCAATACAGACGAGTCATCTAACTTGTTATAATCTTGATTTAATCTTACATAATCAATTAAATCACCACCAGTTTCTTCCATAAAGTTAACCAGTTTTTGAATATTTTCTGGTAAAGGCTTTCCAGTAGCTTGAGATTCTGCTATTGCTTCTGCTGCTTGTTCTTCAATTGCGTCAGCAGCTTTTTCTTCTTCTTCTGTAACCTCTTCTACAACTGGAGTTTCTTGTGTTTCTGCTTCCGGTTGTACTTCTTTTTGTTCTTGTGTGGCCCCGGAGTTCTCGGATTGAACATCCTCAACGACTCCTCCTTCGTTAGTATTATCTTCTTTAGTTTCATTTTCTTCTGGTTTTTGTGGTTTATTTAAATCTACTTTATAAACAGTTTGTTCTACCTCTCTTGGTTTGAAATTACTAAAATCAACTTTAGTAATATTTTCATCTTTTGACTGTTCTGTTTTTGGTTGTTCAACTTTTTCAGTTGTTTCTGTTTTTTGCTCTTGAGAAGTAGTTTCGTCAACCATCTCTTCAATTACGCTTTCTTTATTTTCTTCCATGATATAATATAATAATAATTAATAATTTATAAACTAAAACCCGTTCCTAATATATCATCACCTGTTTCTTCAAAATTTTTAGGTGGTTTTTTATTATTTCTTTGGTCTATAAGTTCGCTTTGTTGAGATGCTTGGATTTTTGTTCTTTCGTCTTTACGATCTTCTTTCATTTTTTCTTTCCAACTTGCTCCTCCTATCTCTAATTGTTTCAACTGCATTTGCAGTCCAAACTCATGATTCATTAGTTCTTTTTTCAATAAAAAATCATGTTCACTTTTACTTTTTTCTAATTCAGCCCTAGCGGTTTCTAGTTGTATTTCAGCTTGGGTTTTAGCTTGGTTTTTTTGAACTTCAGTTTGAGCGGCAGCTTGTTGAGCTTGACTATTGGCTTGTGCTTGAGCCTGCATATTCTCTTGCTGCATTTGCTGATCTTTTTCTTGCTTCTTTTTTCTACGTATTTTTAAAAGTTGATTTGCTAACTTTATATTTTTAATCTCTCTAAGATCAATAGCATCTTCAAGATCTATAAGTTGTTGTTGAATAGCCATTTGGATATTATTCTCCAATAACTGTCTTTCTTCATCATCTGGTTGTAAATCTAAAAATATACCAAAATCATAAAGATGCAATGTATTCATTTCTTCTAAAGTAGCAACATTATGTGTACCTATTGCCTGAACAAAAGCTTCTTTAGTTGGAGAATATTCAATAATATCAGATATTCTAAGAGATAAACATTCTGCAACTTCTGTTGTTAAAAAAAGACCAGCTTGTAATATATGTCTTGTAGCAGTATTAGAATTAGCCGCGGCAAGTTTCTGTATACCAACAAGAGAATCTGGATCTGGAGAATCTGATCTAGCTTCGTTTAATCCGGTCACATCTCTTATCATTTGTAAGTAATAATTATAATTACCTATAAGAGCTTGCATTTTATTACCAGCACCCTGACCTCCAGATATTTCTTGGATAGGTACTTTTCCAGCGTTCATTTCACCATCTTGAGTCATTGATCTACCAATGATACTACCAGTTTGGAAAAACATGTTTAACGCCTCTTGTGGATTGTAATTAGTTCCATTACCTAAATCGATCTCAGCTAAACCATCAGCATCTAAAAAAACACCATCAGGAACCATTCTAGACAACACTTGCTGTAACTTAAGATGCGTTAATTGAATCATATCAGCAAAACCTGTTATACGTTTTACTAAAGATTCGATTCTACCTTCGTACATTCTAGGAGCAACAATAGCATAGTTCATTTTTACTTTTGTAAAATTACTTTTAGGACGCATCATGTTTTTAGCCATCTCCCATTTAAGTAATTTTTTAGTACCCAATATATAGGCTCCTTCGTATAAACATTCTATTGACCGCATCAATTTACTAAACTCTCCATCCATTCCTTCTGGAGGATTAAATTGATCATCTTTTTCTAATATTTTCTCTCCACCAGTACCACTTTCTTTTAATTTGTAAACCTCGTTCATATAAGTTTTATAGTTAAAATATAAAACTTTTATTTTATTGTTGTCTTCTTTTATATTACTACTATATCTAGCACTGTTATTATCACCAGTTTTTACTATTTCTTCTAATTCTTTATGCTCTAAATGTGGAAATTCTTTTACTAATTCGTTTATAGGTATCTCTTTCACCTCACCAACATAATATAAATCATCAAAATAAGGTGATTCTGAGTGAGAGTAAACTAGATTAGCAGGATCAACATAATCTATTGTTACACCTTCTGAAGTATTAAAAGAGGTTTTTACAGCACCAATACCTAAAACAGTAAGATCATAGTAAAACCTCTTTTTTATTAAATCATAGTTATTTCCATTAAATAATATCTCCAAAGCTTGTTCTTCAGCTATTTCTGCGGCTTGCTTATAACTCAACTGCATGTGTAAATCTAATTCTTCTTTTGTACCTGGAAGCTCTTCATCTGAATCAGCTTTTGATAAATCAATACCATATTCATTATTAACCATTTCATGAAAATCTTTTAAACGCATATCGCTTAAAATATTTTCCATATAAGTAGTTCTTTTAGTTACGCCAAAAGGATCTTGAGAATATGCTCTTATATCATAGGTTCTTTCAGCCATTCCATTAACCACAATATCTACAAATTTTGGAATAATAGGAACTGGTTTCCAATCTAAATTAAGATAAGATAAATCACCATTTATAGATAACTCATCTTTATATTTTTGAATAGATTGTTCGCCTCTAGCATATAATCTTAATTTATGAAAGTCGTTTTTATTAGCTACGTATCTATTTCTGGTATTATCTTTTTTAAACCATTCTTCCTCTATAGCTTTCGCAATTTTTAATCCATAATCATAACTCATCTTTTCGATGTCGCTAACAACTTGACTAGGAAAATAACTGTTAACAGATTGTGCCATATTTATTTTTTAATTATTGATGTATTACCTTGATTGTTATACTTGGCAATATTTATGTTTAATTTAGGTTTTTCTATTTGAGCATTGGGTCTATATAAGTGCCTATTACAAGCCATTATTGCTAAACCAGAACTAATTGTAGCATCAAATTTTGTTCTTTTATTTATATCAAATTTAGCCCAATCATTTAGCGTTCTGTTAAAATACATATTACCAAAAGAACCGTCTCCTTTCATACCTACGTGATCTTGCACATACATTTCAATTGCCGCCGCATGAGCTTGTTTTATATCTTCACTAGAGTTTGGTATACCACCTATTTCTTTTTCCGCTACAGATAATTTATTCCATAGTTTATCTGGTCTATTCATACTAAAGCCTCTATATCCTCTTCTTCTTAAATAGTATAATAATCTAGGTTTATTATTTTCTGCAAGTATTGGCATTCCATAAAATACTAACGCCATTAAAACATCTTCAAAAAATATCTCTGCGGTTTGTGGTCTAGCTATATATTCTAAAAAGAACTGATTAGTTGGAGCTTCATCCATACTAAACTTAGTTAAACCGTGTAATGCTCCTTTAGAACCTCTACCATCTACAGTTCCTGATATATCATACGAGTCACATCCAAAAGCTCCTAAATGATCATTAGAAGGATATTTTATACCATTTTTAATATAATACCTATTTTGCATTTTTTGCGGGGGCACCCAACTAACTCTAAATCTACCTTTTGGATCTGGATAAAATATTACTGTTGAATCTTTAATACCGTTTATCCATTGAAAATTACCAGTAGAAACCCCTATTGTTCTAGTCATTTCTTCGTTATAATCTATTTGCTCATATAACTTAACTAGATTAAATATACTATTTAATGCTTCATCTCTAAACGCGTGTTCTGTAGTTCTTGGAAACTGTCTATAAAACTCATTTAAAGCATCATGATCACTTTTTAAACCATCAGCCTCGTTGTTCCAATGATCTATTATACCATACTCTATTAATTCACCATCTGGCCCGAGGACATCTGTGTCAGGGTTATTAAATACAGGAAATCCGAACTCGTCAATAAATCCTTCGTAGTTCCATTCCATTGGGATAAACAAAGAGTATAGACCAGATTTTGTCTGACCATTTCTATTTCTTTGTGTGACATCGGAAGCGTTGTAAAGTTTTTTAAAGTTGTCTCCACCTTTATCTAATGCGTTTGAGGTCGAGCCCATCATACATTTACCAACTATTTTACTACCTAATCGTAAACATGTTTTTGTAACTCGCCAATTATTTAATATATTATCGGGTCTTTCCCATTTACCACTTTCATCATGAACTAATAAAGATAATTTTTCACCATCATAACTATTATCTCCAGTGTTTTTCCAATCTATTGTTGTATCTAATCCTTGTATATCCTCCATCCCATCAGTAGCAGCCATTTTCTTTCTTGTAAACTTACTAGCTGGTACTCTATATGCTAATTCTGATTTAGGTCGATCCATACCATCTTGTATCGGTTTGAAAAAGAATGGGTAGTTTATACTTATAGGAACTACTTTATCAGTAAACATCTTCTTAGCATCTGCACCTGTTTTAGATAGGATACCATATCTACTATCACTTGCAAGAGTGGCTAAATTAACTGTTTCCGCAGAAGACATGAAAGAAAATCCAGAACGACGATTTTTAAGGTAACACATACCGTAACATCTTTTATCTGCTTTACATGCTTCCCAAAATATATAAAACAATCTATTTGCTTCTCTAAAATCAGGAGCGCCTACGTCAATTTTACTCCATTGAAGATACATATAGTGTGTACCTGTTAAGTATGTTGGTTTACCATTATTGTTAAACCAAAATCCTTCTTCTCTTCTTTTAAACTCTTCATCTATATAATCAAACCACTGTTCTTTTGCTTCGTCTGGATAGTTTCTCCAATCAAATATATTTTTTAATCTACTTAATTCTTTAGGAGGATCTACTTTTTTCCACTTATTTTTTCGCAGTTTACATATTTGCACGGGCACAGGTGGTAAAGCAATTCTAAAGTTTTGGATTTCATATATTTCACCAATTTTACCAGTTTTTGATATGACAACAATATCATGTTCTTTATTATATCCATATTTCCATTTTTTACCACGATTCATTCTAGTAACCGTAGTTTTTTTAATAGGTTCTACTATTTTAACTAATGTTTGCTCGTACTTCATTTTGATCTTCCTTCTGCGAATCCTTTAAAAACTCTTTCTTTTTTCTCTTCAGGTTCTTTACCCTCGAGAATATTCTCTTCTTCTTGGATTCTATTAAGTATTTCAAAAGCATCAAATATGGCGAGTTTTTTGGTAGCGGCAGCATTCTTAAGTCTGTCTGCAGTAATATCATCTCCACTATCAACGATAGCTTCTTTCGCAACTTTAATAAGTTCATCAACCGCTTTGTGTCCAGCTTGGATTATACGCTTCTTCGTCTCCTTGATATTCATATTTTATTGTAATTAAATTTGATAAAACTCTATATAATCTATTATTATCTATAATAAACTCATATTCACTATTAGGTGTAAAACCAACTAAATCACCAACATTGGCCGTACCATCTGAATATTTTACAATACCTATTAAAGGTTTTTCCTTGTCAACACCAAACATATCTTTTGATTTTATTGGTTGAACAAAACAATAACCCTTTGGAGTTTTCCATTCCTTTAACGTTTTGTGTAAAAATATTTGATCTGGTTGTACTAAATACGTATCTTCATTAAAATAACTCCTACTATTCTTTTCAACACTATGTTGGTTGTGCCATCTACGAAACACATTATGATGTATTATTACTTCGTCTTTTGGTAATATGTTTGTCTCGCCAACTATTGGTGTCGATACAACTTCAGCTAATCTATTTATATATTGATGATTATGTATTTCTGTATTTAATATTAATTCAGAGTCTCCTATTTTCTTTTTATTGTTGTATCTTTCTCCTATTGGTTTTACAACAAAATTATATACACTTTTCATTTCTATATATTTTTGCTAATAGTTTTGATAGTGCATTTAAAAAATTATCTCTATAATCTACAAGAATTTCTTCGTCTTTATCAATATTTTTTGTAGCAACCATTATTTGATCACCGTTGGCTAAATAATAAAACATTGCGTTTTTATTATTTGAATGATTTGTATATCTTGATAAAATAGTATTATTAATAATATCAACACTTCCAAGTCCTATAGTATCATCTGCTTTTATCTTTTTAGCTGCGAAAATACCTATTCCTTGTATTTTAGATTCTCCTTTGTAATAAATATCTGACTTTGGTTCTACTACACCTAATTTATCAACCATTTTAATAATATCATCGAAAAATTCTTGACTCATACCGATATCGGCGAGCATTTCTTTGTAATCACTCATTAGTATTCCAAGTTGTACTCAACAGAAACAGCCATATTCTTGTTGAAGTCTTTCCAAGGAATAACATCTTTGTCTTTTTTTATATAAATAGAAAATTTATTTTCTTCTTCAATAATATCACAAATAGTATGACCCCCATAAACCTCTTGACCAACAGAATAATGCATCGCATCATTCTTATAATCTTTACCTACGCTAATCTTTCTTATTAACTTCGCCATTTTCTTTTGGATAATTTATAGTACCATCATTTATGTCTATATTGTCAGTACCGTATTTTTCTTTAAGTTCTTCTTGTAGCTCAAACATCTTCTTTTGTTCTAAAGCCATGTTATGTATTAAACTATGTTTTTTAGATTCTATAACACCTATCTCGTGATGCATAAGATTTATTTCTTTTATTAAATCTTTTATCTTATCTAAAAGTTCTTCAGATATTTTTTCTGGTTTTGGTGTTAAATCTACTACCTTTTCTTTTTTTGCCATTTTATTTAATTTTAGTTAATTATTTAAGTTTCCATTGTCCCCAACTAGAATTCACTTTTTTTAATATCTCTTTGTGGGTATATTGTTTTTTATTTTTTATTTCTTCAGGTGTTTCTCCTATAAATTTTATTATTCCTTTTTTTGTTTGAAAAAAGAATTTATTAGTATTATATCTTATAGAATTTCTTGTTGATAAATATACTTTTTGTTTACCTCTTTTTTTATTTAAGTCTAATGTATCTATTAAACTAGGTTTTAATATAACATATCTTACGTCTTTTATAAAATTTGCTTTCTGCGTTATCATGTTTGCTTCGACTTATTTTGAGCGCCAACATATGTTAAAGGTGTTACTATAGATGGTGCGCCTTGGTTTAAAACAGGAGTGCTATTTTGATTAACGCTATCTGACCAGTCTGATTCTGCAAGAGTCCAATACATTAATATTTTTCTTCGAAACTGTTCGTTTGTAGGTACTCCATCATTATACATTGGAGCTACAAGAGGTTCATTTAATCTATCTGAATAAAAAGCTATATCAGATATTTCTCCAGCGAAAAAAGAAGACGATCCGTTACTACCAAACACCATACTATTTATAGTGCACTCGCTCCATTCTGGAAAATCAGATTGATCACCACTTAAAGTACCATTTACCCACATATTCATACTATTAGAAGATAACTGATCCCAGGTTATAACAATATGTGTCATTGATTCTTGATAAGCTGAAGTCGTAAAATCATATTGAATACTTGATCCTGTTTCGGGATCTCCATCATCAGCAGTAGCCATAAATACAACCTGTTCATTATCATCATCATAACGAACTGTCATATATTTACTATTTGAAAAAGTCGCTTTAAGAAGACAACTTGTTCCTGCGTTATCGGGATATACCCAAAAACTTATAGCACCTTTAACAGAAAACCCGGTTCTTTGATCAGCGCTTAAATTACCAAAATTAGTTATTTCAATCTGGTCATTAACTCCGTCACAATGTGCAGATCTATCGCTACACCATACCATAGCGGGATTGTACATGCCATTTACCAATCCATTACCTAGCATTAGTATCCAAAGTAACAAATCATTCCTCCATCAGCATCAGCGGTTTGCATTGAAACAGCAGTCCATCTACCATATATTGTCATTCCTGCTGGAAATTTTTGCGCTGTACTTATAGCCTCACTATTAGCTCCATGACCATCATCTGGTGTAGTTATACCAAAAGAAAGATCTCCTGGATCACTAGCTGTTGATGCTCCGTTATTTAAACCATCTGTTGCTGGTGTTAATACATCTAACTGCGTAGTTGCTAAAAAAGATATAGCAACAATAACCTTACCTGTTGGTGGAGTTAAACTATTACCAAGCGTGGCTCCATCTAAGAAACCACTACCTAATTGTCCAAATGCGTAATCTGTATGTGATCTATATGCCATAATTTTATTTTTTTATGCCTCTGCGAAGTATAAAAATACTTTTCCAGCGTTTAAAGTTACAGCAGACCATCTACCGTATATCCATTGTCCCGCAGCAAATTCATCTCCACTACCGCCAACAGCAATAGCCTCAGCATTTACTCCATTACCAGCAGCCGTAGCTGTAACAGCATCCCCTGGATAGTAATTACCAACATCATTAGCTGCTGTTAATACCGCAAATTTAGTCGCTGTGTGTACATTAATAGCAACAACTACTTTTCCAGTTGGTGGTACAAAAGCGCCTGCATCATCTAACCAAGCTCCACCAGCTTGTCCTATATCTATTTGATTCATGTTTTGAGCCATATTTATTTTTTTACTTTTTCTAGTGATCTACCGCCAAAATAAGCACCGATCACAGTTATTAATACTAATTGTAATAAATCCACCCATGAAGCTTTAACTTCAAATGCAATAACTCCAGCATCGATAAATACTAATAACACTGTAGATACTACTAGAAATATTAAAACTAGTGGTCTTATATTTTTACTTAACCAAGAATCAGATTTCATATCCATACTCCATCTCTCGGTTATTTGTTTTTCCATTTCTACTTCATAGTTGGAAATAAGTTGTTTTATTTTTTGTTCAGCTTCTAGTTTTTCTTCTGCTGATGTATGTAGATTATCTATAACTCCACCTACATTTTTTATTAATTCTCCAGCTCCTGCTGATAATATTTTATTTAACATTTATAATTCTTTTTAAAATCCATTTGCTTCATGTTCCCAAGGTAGTTTCTCATCTCCCGCTTCAACCCATTGTCCCTCGAACATAATCATATCTTTTCCATTTATATTTTGCCTTGGGTATGTATATCCATCGTGCTTTATATGATCATCTTCATAACTTAATTTACCAATTTTCATATCAGTAGCGTGTCTCATTTCATGCATAACTACTTTTCTTGCGATTTCACTGTTTGGATCAATTAATTCATTTAAATATATATTACCATCACTATTTGCCTCTGCAGCAACTCCGTCTGGTAATGGTACTCTTACAACTTTATTTCCAGGTACAGAAAGACTATCTTCATTTTCAACATTGTTAAATTTGAATTTGTTTTTTATTTCTCCGCTTACTGCGTATGGTTGTCTACCTGTTCCTAGTTTAAAAGTCATAATTATAAGTTTTATTTTTTATCACCCCCCAAACGGAAAAGATGATTTACCTTTACCGTATTTCATTGTAAACGGTCCCATAAATGAAGGTTTAGGTTGTTTAGTAACGTCTCTGTATTTAGCTTTTTTAAAACTATAAGTTTTTGGTTTATTTTTTACTCCTTTAACAGCGCTAGCAACACCAGTAACATTTTTATTACCAGTACCTTTGTTAAATCTTTTACCGAAACGATTATAATTTATTTCTCTTACTTGATCTGAAGTTAAACTGCTTCTTTTACCACTTTCACTCTTTATACCAAACATATGTTTTACGCTTCTACCCATATTATCTGTCTTTATCTTTTATCATATCATCTATAGCTTTGTTATAAACTTTGTCTGTATATGATTTATTATTAAAAAATATACTTCTTTCAGATGTTGGAAGATCTTCCTCACCTAGAAGTATTCTATATATTCTAGTTATCATTTGAGAGCACTTAAACGAGGTTTTAAATACAGAATACATAATAGTAGTTCTATTACGATGTCTCCAAGTATCTATCCAGCCATTTCTTCTTAATCTCTCCCATCTGTTTTTATCCCATGAATAAGTGTATACTCCGTCCATGAAATCTTTTCGTGTAAATCTTCCTTTACAATCTAAATAAATTAATAATTCTAAATCTGCATCTTTTAACCCATAAGTTTTACAGACCCACTTTCTAGTGAGCCTGTAATACTTAAGGATATTCATTTCACGCAGATCTTGCGCGGTTAATCGCATTTATTACGATGCATCAACTATTGCAATTGAAGCACAAGCTGTAATATTTGCATGTAAAAACTTAGAGTTTTCACTGTCGGCTACAACAATCATTGGATTGTTTATAGCGCTAGCACTAGCTACTGCACCAGAGATAGCTTCCATAACTTCTTTGTGTTTACCAGTGTCAATAGTAAGTACAGCGTGAGCTGCATCTATACCTGAATCAGCGTCATTTTCTTGACTAGATTCAAAGTAAACTCTCATTTGTGTAGCTGTTGCCATCTCCATGTGAGACAGCTGGTCAGCAGGAAAACAAACTACTTCTTCAGTTGCAGCTGTACCATCAGCAGCTGCTGAAGCAAAATACAAAAATTTTTTCATTGTTTTTTTGTTTTTAGTTAATAATTAGGTTAATTTTCGTTTTTAAGTTTAAGGGTTTAGGTTTTAGGTTTAGGTATCAATTAGTACCACGTCACCTGAACGGATAACGCGGTATAATATATCTTTATATTGTACATCGTGACCTGCGTGCTTATCATAATATACAATATCTTTTTCTTTTATTCCTTCAACTAAGTTACCTATTGAGATAACATCAGCCTTTACGTATCTATTGTCAACATCAGTTTTATCTGTTACAATTAGACCAGCAACCGTCTTAGGTCCTGTTTTTATATTTTTTACAACTATATAGTGATTAACTGCTTTCATTTACTCTAATATTTGAAATTACACAGTCTGCAGATACAATAGTTGAAACTACACTTATTGCATTTTTTAAAGCAGATTTAGTTACAAGTACAGGATCTATGATACCAGAAGCTATCATATCAACATGTTCTCCTGTTACTACATTTATCCCATAACCATTAAGTTCTATTTTAGTATCTTTAGATATACCGGCATTATCTAATATAGTATTATATGGAGCTTTAATAGCTCTTAATAGTATTTCTTCACCTATTACATTAGTAGTAATTTTTTGAGCGGCGTTTAGAAGAGCAATTCCACCACCTGGCACGATACCTTCTTTCAGGGCCGCTTTTGTAGCGTAAATAGCATCTTCTACTCTATCTTTCTTTTCCTTTAGTTCTACTTTTGAATCAGCACCAACTTTAATTATACCAACGCTACCTGATAGCATAGCCAATCTTTTTTGATGCTTCTTTTTGATAAAAGGATTATCTTTTTCGTTGTCAACTAGTTTTTGTATACTCTTTATTCTCTCTTTTAATTCTTTCTCTGGAGTATCTATTGTTAACACCGTGTTATTATCGTTTGTTATAACTGTATGCGCTTCACCTAAACAATCTACTGTCATAAGATCTAAATCATCTCCTAGTTGTTCGTTTATAACTTTAGCACCAACTAAAAAAGCAAGATCCGCTACCGTATCCTGCTTTGTAGGCCCGAATCCGGGTAAATCAACTATATTAACTTTAATGTTACCTTTTACCTTATTCATAAGAAGAGCAGCTTTAACCTGTTGTTCTACTGGAGCTACTATTAATAAAGAGCGTTTATTTTTGATAACGTGCTCTAATATTGATTGTATTTTTCTTATATTTGGTATTTCTGAAGATACTATAAGTATTAACGGATTATCGAGTTCACATGACTCCTTGTCCTTATCAGTAACGAAATGTGGTGATGTGAGTCCTGAGTCGATTTGTACGCCGTCTACAACTTCGACATATGTCTGTTCAGTTGGAGACTCTTCCATTAATACCACACCGTCTTTACCTACTTTAGTATAAGCTTCTGCTATAATCTTTCCTAGTTCGTTATCATTGTTACAACTAATCGAACTAACAGATTCCAGCATATCGCCCTCGATCTTGACAGAAATCTTATCAAGGTAATTATTTACTTTAGTAAGACCGGATTTTATACCGGTTTTTATATCTCTAATAGATGATTTCTCATCTTTATTTATTTCTTTCAGTAAAGATTCAGCAAGGACGGTAGCTGTAGTAGTACCATCACCTGCTTCTCTTACTGTGTTTTTAGCAGCTTCTTTAATAAGGGTTGCGCCCATATTTTCAACCGGGTCATATAAGACTACGCTTTCTGCCACGGTTACACCATCTTTTGTTATGACCGGTTTACCTC